GGTTTTCTGTGTGCTTGCCGCTTTGGAGAGATATTTGCTCCTCATCCTGTTGTGATGGGACGGGTTTTTCTGTCCTTTCGCGCGCGGAGCCGGGATAATCCAGCAAATGCTCACGGAATGATATCCCCATGACCTTTCATGATGCCGCCAGCCGGGATCGCCTGATACTGGCTTCCACCCTCGACGCACAGCTGCAAGACCTCGATCTTGCAGGTCGTCTCGCGCTTGCCGCCGAGCTTGGCAATGCCGTCTTTACAACGAGCCTCGGCATCGAAGACCAGGTGATATCAGCAGCAATCGGAATTCATCGCCTGTCGATCGAAGTTTCGACACTGGAAACCGGCCGCCTGTTCAAGGAAACGCTGGACCTCATTGGAGAGACGGAGGAGCGGTATGCGATTTCGATCCGCCGCTTTGCGCCTGAACCGGAGGATGTCGACGCCTATGCTGCGAAATATGGCATGAACGGCTTTTACGACAGCGTCGAAGCCCGCCACGCCTGCTGTCATGTGCGCAAGCTCAAGCCTCTCGCCAGAGCTTTGGCAGGAGCGGACGTCTGGATTACCGGGCTTCGCCGCGGCCAGTCGGGCAGCCGTGCCGCGACGCCGTTTGCCGAATACGATGCCGAGCGCAACCTCATCAAGATCAACCCGCTCGCTGACTGGGACATTGATGCGATCCGTGCCCATGTGGCGGCCGAGGCGATCCCGGTCAATCCGCTACATGCCCGCGGCTACCCTTCGATCGGCTGCGAACCCTGTACGCGCGCCATCAAGCCCGGCGAGCCTGAGCGCGCTGGCCGCTGGTGGTGGGAAAACGACGAGAAACGCGAATGCGGGCTGCATGTGCCGGAAAGCGCATCGCAATCCGCCTCACAGCCGATCCCGCAGGCGAGCCAGATCGCTCGCTGAACCCTATGTGTTTGTTTCGATAGACTGCCCGGAGACCGAAATGCCTTTGTCAGTACAGGAAACGGAAGTAAAGAACCCGCCCGTTTCCAGACCGCCGCTTGATCCGCATCTCAAAGCCCTCGAAAACGAAGCGATCCACATCTTCCGCGAAGTGGCAGCGGAATTCGAAAAGCCGGTGATGCTCTATTCCATCGGCAAGGACAGTTCCGTCCTCCTGCATCTTGCTCGCAAGGCCTTTCATCCGGGTCGCGTCCCCTTCCCGCTTCTCCACGTCGACACGACATGGAAGTTCCGCGAGATGATCGAGTTCCGCGACGAGATCGCACGGAAATACGATCTGGACCTCGTCGTCCACACCAATCCGCGCGGCGCGGAAGAAGGCATCACGCCCTTCTCCCACGGTTCGGCGCTCTATACAGATATCATGAAGACCGAAGCGCTGCGTCAGGCACTCGATGCCGGCGGTTACGATGCAGCCTTTGGCGGCGCACGGCGCGACGAGGAAGCCTCCCGCGCCAAGGAACGGATCTATTCCTTCCGTACGCCCGACCACAAATGGGACCCCCGCAACCAGCGGCCGGAGCTCTGGAACATCTATAACGGCATGATCAAGAAGGGTGAGAGCGTGCGCGCCTTTCCGCTCTCCAACTGGACCGAAGTCGACATCTGGCGCTACATCCAGGCCGAGGACATTCCGCTCGTGCCGCTCTATTACGCCGCCGAACGCCCCTATGTGGAGCGCGACGGGATGATGATCCTCGCCGAGGATGCGCGGCTTGAGCTTCTGCCCGGCGAAACCGTTCAGCACGGCATGATCCGTTTCCGCACGCTTGGCTGTTTCCCGCTGACCGGCGCCATCCGCTCGACCGCTTCCAACCTCGAAGAGGTGATCGCCGAGCTTGAAATCGCCACCGTTTCCGAACGCCAGGGCCGCGCGATCGACCGCGACCAGTCCGGCTCCATGGAAAAGAAAAAGCGCGAAGGATATTTTTAAGATGACCGCTCCAGCCCAAACCGCTTCGGCGACCATCCTGCCCTTTGCCGAACCGGTAAAGGCCGCGCGCGATACGCGCCCGCTGCGCCTCATCACCTGCGGTTCGGTGGACGACGGCAAATCGACGCTGATCGGCCGCCTCCTCTGGGACACCAAGGCGGTCAAAGAAGACCAGGCGGCAACGCTTGCGCGCGACAGCGGCAAGCAGAACGACCTTGGCCTGCCCGACTTCGCACTGCTGCTCGACGGCCTGCAGGCGGAGCGCGAACAGGGAATCACCATCGACGTCGCCTACCGCTATTTCTCGACCGACCGGCGCTCGTTCATCGTCGCCGACACCCCCGGCCACGAGCAATATACCCGCAATATGGCAACCGGCGCATCGACCGCCGATCTCGCGATTCTTCTGACCGACGCCCGCTCCGGCATACTGGAGCAGACCCGCAGGCATGCGACGATCGCCGCGCTGATGGGCATCCGCCAGTTCGTGCTGGCGGTCAACAAGTTCGACCTCGTCAACTACGACAAGGCGATTTTCGAGAAGATTTCCCACGAGTTCCGTGAATTCGCGCTTTCGCTCGGCGTACGCCAGATCACCGCAATTCCGATGTCGGCCCTGAAGGGTGAGAACGTCGTCTATTCGGCCGACAGCGCCATGCCATGGTACGACGGCCCGACGCTGGTCGAGACGCTGGAGCTTGCGACCGTGCGCACCGCTCAGGCGGGTGGTTTCCGGCTGCCGGTGCAGCGCGTCGCGCGTCCCGGCGAGAGTTTCCGCGGCTATCAGGGCACGGTTGCCGGCGGCTCGATCAAGCCGGGTGATCCGGTGGTCGTGCTTCCTTCCGGTGTCGTCGCCAACGTCAAGCAGATCGTCACCTTTGACCTCGTGCGCAATGCCGCCGTGGCAGGAGATGCGATCACCCTCGTGCTCGACCGGCAGGTGGATGTGGCCCGCGGCGACGTGATTGTTTCGCTCGAAGGCCAGCCGATGACGGGCCTTCACTTCGACGCGCAGCTCGTCTCGCTGCAGCCGGGTGGCATCGAGCCGGGCAGACGCTACTGGCTGAAGAGCGGATCGCGCCGCCAGCGCGTGACGGTCGAGCCGATTTCCCAGCTCGAGCTTTCGACTGGCAAGTGGCAACCGCATGCCTCGACGCTCCAGATGAATGCGATCGGCAAGGTGCGGCTTTCCTTCGAGGAACAGGCGGTCTTTGACGCTTACGAGCAGAACCGCTCGACCGGGGCCTTCATCCTGATCGATCCGGATACGTTAAACACTGTTGCCGGCGGCATGATCACCGCCAAGCGCGCCGAACTCGGCGGTATTCACACGGAAGGGCAGCGCGTGCTGATGTCGCTACCGGCAGATCTTGCCGAGCAGATCATGGCAAGCGAGATGTTTGCCAACCGCCGCGATGAGACCGAGATCCGAAGACTGACGGCAAAGCAGGCTGCGGACTTTTTTTCGAATGCGGCGAGCGATATCTGAAGTCTTTCCGATCAAAAGGAGCGGAAGCCGGTGCTCTGGTCCGGCTAACGCCTTGTTCAAAGCTGAACCTGAACGTACGGATGGTGTAGAATTTGCTACCGCTCAAGTGCTGGGCACGACAGAAGGCTCGATACCTTCAACCCAGAGTCGATAAATACATCACAAGATCCTGGCCTTGTGCACGCTCAAACTTTTCTTAAGTAGCTGCCTCGTATCAATATGTGGCATCAAGGCGGATGCGAGTTTGACAGCATTTGAACGGGGAAACCGGTGACAGGTAGCTTCACTTCGACCAGAATTCAATCACCCTCAGACAACCCCCTGATTGACGGCGTGCTGAGTGGCTATGCTTGGTCGAGTGCGGTGACATATGCCTTTCCAACAAGCTCCGCGAGTTACAGCTACTCAGGAGAACCTTCCACGTTCGCCGCCGTTCCGTGGGCACAGCGGGCGTCGGCGCTATTCGCTCTCGAAGTCTCTTACGGTGGTCGGGCCAATGACGGTTTCTCGGTAGAGGGATTTACCAACCTCTCTATCTCCGCGGGGTCGGAAACGACCGCTACTTTCCGGTTCGCTGAATCCTCACAGCCATCGACGGCTTGGGCGTATCTACCCGGTGAATATTCGCAAGCAGGAGATATTTGGTTCGGTCGTCAGCATGACTATCGCAACCCTATCGCCGGCAATTACGAATGGCACACGATGCTGCACGAGATCGGTCACGCCTTAGGCCTCAAACACGGTCACGAGAACGAAGGGGGATTCGATCCCCTTCCACCTGCATATGATAGTTTAGAATACTCAATCATGACGTACCGAGGGTATACCGGCGGCACGCTAGGCTACTACTACGGCCAAAGCGATGGACCTCAGTCCTACATGATGGCCGACATCGCTGCTCTGCAGCAGATGTATGGCGCAGATTACACGACGAATAGCGGAAACACGGTATATAAGTGGCGGCCCGATTCAGGCGTGACCCTAATAGATGGCAAAACAGCGATCTCTCCGTTGGGGAAAGAGATATTCGCGACCATCTGGGACGGAGGTGGGTTAGACACCTTTGACCTTACTGCCTACTCAACCAGCCTTCGCATCGATTTGCGCCCGGGAATGGCTTCCCATTTCGGCACTGAGCAAACTGCATATCTGGGCGGCGGGCCCAATAACGGTAACGCTCGCGGAAATATTTACAATGCCCTGCTCTACAAAGGAAATACGGCCTCGTTAATAGAAAACGTGAACGGGGGGCATGGATCAGATACGGTCACCGGCAATCAGATAAACAATATCCTTTGGGGCAACTCGGGGAACGACAAATTGGACGGCGATGCCGGCGATGATACTCTCGTTGGAGGATCGGGAGCGGATGGCCTTCACGGTGGAACCGGTTCCGATACAGCCTCCTATTGGGGAGCAAAGGCTTTCGTTATTGCCAATCTTGTTTCTCCTAGTTCCAATACTGGCGAGGCGTCCGGTGATACTTATTTGTCCGTCGAAAACCTCACAGGGTCGTCCTTTGGAGACAGATTGTACGGTGATGGGACTGCCAACCGCCTCAATGGCGGGGCCGGCAACGACGTTTTAAGCGGCGGCGGTGGAAACGATATATTGTTTGGCGGCGTAGGCATTGATAGGCTGGAAGGTGGAAGCGGATTGGATACTGCTAGCTACGAAACGGCTACTTCTTCCGTCACGGCCAATTTAGGGGCGCCCGCCAGCAACACGAGTGACGCCAAAGGCGACATCTATTCGTCTGTAGAGAATTTGACCGGCAGCAACTATGGTGACCGCCTGTACGGCTACATGGGATCGAACGTGTTAAAGGGCGGTGACGGCAATGATCTTCTCATAGGTGCAGCGGGCGACGACCGGCTGATGGGAGGCGCAGGGAACGACACGTTGTATGACCGATCTGGAAATGATACACTTATTGGTGGGGCGGGAAGTGATGTATTCCATTTCGACCTAGGATTTGGCGATGATGTCATTGAAGATTTCTCCACTGTCGTCGGTGACATCATACAGTTCGCGGTCGATATTGTCTCCAATTTCGCAGCCTTACTCGACATAGCGATCCAGCAGGGGTCAGATACGCTCATAGCCAGCGACGCCGACAACGTGCTAACATTAAAGGATGTTTCGCTCGCAAGCCTGCATAGCGATGACTTCCGCTTCCTTTGATCGCAACAATACGAAAGACGATCGTTAAGCTTTGAACTGATGGGGTTGCATCGCTCTCTCGGCTGACGGCGTCGTCCACATTGAAGGCTCGTTTCGCGGAGTTCCATCGTGCCATCCGCCCGTGCGGCCTATTACGCGGGTGCTGGAGGGAGCAATTCTCCGCTTCCCTTGGGAGAGCAATTCGGCCGTAGCTATCGCTGACAAAAAAATGTCGCTCGCCATCCCTGATCATAATCGGCGACAGTGCTAATCGGTACGTTCGTATCATGAAGGAGTTTCCGCCAGTCGAAAGTATCCGCGGTGAAGCCAAAATGATTCGCCATGAACTTCACAACCTCTCGCGAAGGGCGTCCGACCAACGTTACCCCATTCCGTGTAAGCGAATCCCTCCAGGCCATCTGCTGACTATCAACAGACTCTTGCAATAAATGGACCGAGTATGGATTGCGAAATACCATTCTTGGATCAGCGTCCGTAAGGACGGAACACCCAGTAGGGGGCGTCACTTCGGTATCTATGACAAGGAAGCTTGCTCCTGTTCGCTCCATCAAATCAAACAATTCGGCATGGCGAATGGTGTGGTAGAAAAAGCCGAGACAGAGAACAACGTCAAAACTCTCTCCCTGCAGAAACTCAAAGACATCACCAACGACGAATTGGTAGCTTGATGGGTCGATTTCGTAAGCGGCGAGCGTTCGTTTTGCGTTGTCGACAAGATCTCTGCGGGGTTCCACACCGGTCACATGGGCAGCGCCAGCCTTAAGCGCCGCGAAAGTCCAGCGCCCATCATGGCTGGCTATGTCCAATACTCGCTTTCCTTTGATTTTCCCGACATTCCGTCCAAAGATCGCTTCATATCGCAAATTTAGACGATCAGGATAAGGACTTGTTTCACTGGTATTATAAAATATCGAGTATTTGTCAAAGAATCCCATGAAGGTCTCCATCACTTGTTGTACACGAACTATACAGACGTGCCTTTTTCTTCCAAAATTGCCGCGCGAACTACAGCCAAATTGTTGCGGACTCTAATGGAACACGGGCCACACCCCAAATTCACAGGCGGTCCAGCGGAAATCCTGTCGACGAAGTCACGGCAGGGGTTTGTTCAAGACATCATTCTCAAAATCTGCGACTACCAATCTTCTCTCGCCTTCGGATCAGCGTTCCCACCATATCAGGAGCAGGAGAGCAGGTATGATCCACCAGTATTTCATTAGTGCCTACTTCGAGCCTTCGTAGTCATTTCGAGACTTCAGTTGCTTGGCATCGATCCCAGTGAGGGCCTCAACCTTGAATCCGACGATATGACAAGGGGTGCGGCCATAAATGATCTCGTTGATCCGCCCCGCCGCCCCTGCGTCTTCGTCTGTAGCTTTTCGAACCCATTGGATGTCTTCGTCCCTCCCGATAGGGAACTTCCAGTCAATCTCGATCTCGCCATCCATTTTGAATAGGCAGTTACCATAAGCCGCGACGCTGTCTACCAGGTTGGAGTCCATTTCCGCTGTTAGAATTCTTCGCGCCATTCTGCCCCCATAAATCGCACGTTGTAATTCGCCATCTACACCATAGTTCCCGCTAGATTGTCCACGTTGTCTTCGCATTCCTCGGCGAGAGCTACGGGCTTGAAGCATGGGAGCCACTAGAGCACCCTTTTTGATAACAGCAGGAATTGCGACCCGGCCTCCCCAAGAGCCGCCGGGTTTTCTGTTTCCGGCATCATGTCAGAGGTCGCCGTCGCCGCTGTCGTTCCCTCGTTTTCGCCTTCGCGTCGGCCATACCTAACACCGTCCGCATGCCGTTGACCCCATCTGGCGGCCGTCCTTGCCCCTTCCCTGAAGGCTTTTCCGGTCCTCGGAAACACAAGTTTGCTGACAACGAAGTCGCCCTTCTTCACTCCTCACCAGAGTGGCTTCTTCCGGTCGGCAGAACGTGCCACGGGTCCCAAAGTGCCCGCGAGCGAGCGTACGCTTGTATCCGGGCCCACACTTGTCTCTTCGGTTGCGTAGTGTTTGCGGCCGTGTCGGTCGGGAATCGCGACTCGGACGATCGCGCGCAAACCGCCCGCAGGACATATTATTGACTGCCTGGATCGCTCAACGTTTAGCCATTTCACAGCGAAGTGTTTCCGGCTTCATCAAAAGTCCAATAAGAAAAAGATTCTCTCAAAATTGAGGAAGCGCGCGTAGATTCTGCCACCTCGACTGTTTTTGTCGGCAAACGCGTCTATTCGCTCGATTAATTATACTTATATGATGCTAAAAAGCCTTTCGGGACAAGGCGTTTGGCTGGTCGGAGTGGAGTGATTCGAACACTCGACCCCCACGTCCCGAACGTGGTGATGAAGGCAGCCGATCCCTTCAATACCACGCTTCATCAACTGAAACTATTGCGAAATTTCCATTTCGCTTCGATTCCAATCCATTCCCATCGATTCCCATTCTGTCGGTTTCTGTCCGTTTCTGTCGATTACTGTCAGGCCGCCTTGGCGGTTTTCGCCCTTGAGCGATTGCGCTTCTGACGACCGTTCTCCAACCTTTTCCGTGACGGGTCGGTGATCGCCTCAGCGACTTTCACGAGGTCAGCCTCCCGATGCTTTGCGTATGTCTTGTAGAGCGTCTCCGTTGTCATGCCGAGATACGCTGCCACGGACGGCAGCGGCAGATCACCCTGCGCGCACAGCCACGTTGCGGCCGTATGCCTAAACGTATGGATCACGACTTCCGGGTCTTCGCCGAAGACCTCTTCGAACAGTGTGCGCATGCCGTCCTTCACAAGACCGGGTTCTTCCTTGCCGGAGCGATGGTACGGATAGGCGCAAGGGTACTTAATGCCCTCCTCACGCCATTGTGCGAGCTTGCGCGCAACGCTGCCGAGGATCGGCAGATCGGGGGCTTGCTTGTTCTCGTATTCGACTTCGTCGTCCCCGAGGCGATGATAGCGCCCTTTCCAGACGAGTTTGCCGTGATCGACGCCGGTCTCTTCATCAATGTCTGGCTGCCATTCCTGCCACAAGTCGATCCACGGACGATCTCCCTCGTCCTCGAAGCTAACGCGCTCGATCTTGTCCTTACGGGAACCTGTCGTGATCGCGAGGAAGATGAACCTTGCGAGGTGTCGACGAGTGTACAGGTCTTTGACGGGCTTTCCGTTGATCCAGCCCATGCCCTTGTGGAACCAGGCTTTACGGATCAATTGCCTGATCTCGAAGCGTGTAAACAGCGCATTCCGCCGGTCGTATTTCGGTGGAAGGTGGACGTAGGGTCGATGAGCGATGATATCCCATTTAACTGCCATCGTGAGCGCGGAACCGAGGTCCTCAAGGTAACGCCGCGCGGCCGAAGGACGATATGGGATCGCCTTTGCGTCGAACGGTGGCGGCTCAACGGGCGGCTTCGTACGCAGTGGCGGCGGAACGCGATTTCGGCCTTTGGCGGCCAGATCGGCGAGTAGCTTCTCGCGTTTACGCAGCTTCTCCTTATAGCGTTCAAGTTTCGCAACATAGATTGCATGTTGACGGTCATAAAGCTCGCGCATCCGGTCGATTTCCCGGTTATGAACGAACATGCCGAAAGCTTCGCACTGGCTCCGGTTAAGGCGATCCAATGTCGCTCCCTGGAAGAAGGATACGACGATTCGAAGTCGCTGGTTGACTTCCTCTGGGCGAGCGATCTCTTTCGGATACTCTTTCGAAGGCACCCAGTTCGTGATGCGTTTATCAAGGTAGAACATAACGATTTGAGCAATCCGGACATCGCTCGCCGACTGCCTAGTCGTCAAAAGTTCGGTGCCTGCCTCTTTCCGAGCCTGGTATTTGTGACACTCGGCCCATGCGCGAGATTCGGCGTTAGGCTGATCGTTCCCGAAATAAAGGTTGATCTTCTTGTTGCCGTCGGGATCGCGGATGAACCAGGTCTTCGAGCCTTTCTCGTCGTACCAGGGCCGGATGCCTTTGCTAGGACGCCCCATCTCACTTCCCCTTCTTCTTGCGATTCTTGAGCATGGCGTCCAACGCGTCCATTTGCGCCATAGCGGCCGCCACCGAAGCTCCACCGTCGGCTTTCTCTGCACGGTCGACTTCCAAGGGCGCTTTGTAGCCGTAGTTGTCTGCCGCCTTGCCTTTGCGAGCCGGCGTCTTGCTGGACTTCGGCTCGGATTGCGCTGCCCATGTCCGCACCGCCAAGGGCGTCACGTGCCATTTGTTGTGCTTCCAGATCGCCGCCAGGTCGCCTTTCTCGATGGCGAGGGTCAGGCTTGCCTTCGTGAACGTGCGGCTGGCTTCGCGTTGTCCGTTACGCAGGACGTATCCGCCGAGTTCCGGGAGATGGAGAGCGTCGCTGAGCTTCAGGAGATCGTTGTCGCCGAAAGGCCGCGGCGACAAGCCCAGAGCCTCCACCTGCGCCGCGTCTTTCGCGGCATGCAGCTTCCGCGTGATGTTTTGCATGCCGAGCTCAAACTCGACCGCCATTTCATCCAAATCCGACATCACCCGCCGGCTGAGTTCAAGCGCGTCTAGTTCTTCGTCTCCGTCAATCATCTGCAATGCCCCACGTCGTTTCTGTCAGACGCAGAAACACTATCCAGCGCCCCACTGTCAACAATTAAATGCAACTTAGACGCGGGCCAACCTATATGTTACACAAGTGGGCAATTGTGTAACATATAGGTTAGAAATCCTGTGAAATCAGCAATTTGAAGAGACTGCAATTTGAATGAATAAATTCAAGACCTCGCAAGTTTTTCCATGCAGCGAAGTCTTGTAATACAACTTTCAGGAGAATACCTAAGCCGCATCCGCCGGCGCTAGTTTTCGCCGGCGAGCCAGCCGGCGAGCAAGTTCTCGAACGCGACAGGGCTCTCGATGCCAAGGATTATCATGCCCTCGGCTTCCGACATTTTCCCCGTCCAAACCCATTCCGCGATGTCGCGCGGTAGGAAACCCGCAGCCATGCCATTGCGGTCCAGGATGTCGTAGAGCGCCTCGTAGTGAGACGCTCCGACGAGACGCTGCGCGATACGGCCATCGAGTTCAAACCGCCTCCATACATCAACGACGGGGACCCCGCCTCGGACGTCTTCGATCATCGCGTCGACCATAATTCTACGCTTGATGTCGCCGTCCTGTCTCCAGCGCCGCTGGCCGAACTGCGCAATGTCGAGGACTGCATGCTTCAGGCCACATGCCCGCACGTACGCCAAAGCCGCTGCTCTGATTTCACCGGCCCTGCGTGTGCGCTGGTCTCGAGCAAGTTCATCACCAGACAAAGTCGAGCCTCCGGAATGCTTCGCGCAGCGCCTCGTCAACGCCTTGAAGCCAGGAGCCGGCACGCCACCAGACAAGGCGGTCGTGGACTTCGTCGAGCCATAGCCGGTGATCACGGTCGTCGATGCAGACACGGAGACAGATGTTCGCGACAGGGAAGAGGCGTTCGTGTTCGAGGCACACTCGGACATAGGTCGCCGCGGCTTCGCGGATGTCGTCCTTGTGTTCGCGCCATACCAGCTCTCGCGCGGGTTCGTCGGCTTCGCATGCTTGACAGCGAACCCGGAGGCGGTCTCCGGCAATCAGCCGGCCGCTAGAGCCGCACATCTCGCAGACGAATGCAGACTGATCGGATGCGTCGTTCGCGATATCGAACACACGCTGCAGGACTGACTCGGCAACACTGCGGATCGTGACGTCGCTGAAAATCGAGAGTTTGCCGGAGCGCTCTTTTACCTGTCGGATAGCGACCTTACCGTCAGTGAGGTCTTGGATTTCAACGAGCGCTTTGCCGACAAGGCGGTGCCATCCGTCGCCGACGCCCAGCGCGACGTCATCTGCGAGGATGTCGCGGACTCGCCGGCGGATTGCGAGGTCGTTTTCCAATCGCATCAGTGCACGCTCCTTTTCACGGCTGCCCGCGCTGCTTCGACGATTTCCCCGATGCGCGTCAGGCCGTCGGTCGGCATAAGATGAGGCACAGCGCCGACATCGAAGACCAACCCGTCGCAGTCTCGAATTCCGGTCACGATCATAAATGCTCGGACATCCGTTGGGAGATCGCGGAAAGCTGCCAGCGCGTCGTGGATCGCTGGCATCCAATGTTCCGGTACCGACACAGCTGCCGCGGGGCTGATGATAGCGCCGTAAAGCTCATTCAGTTCATTCCCAGTCATCAAATCATCCCCTTCGAAAGTTGGGCGAATGTCCTCGGCATGAAATCGACATCGGGCATGTCGCACCCGACGTCCCGAGACCGCCCCTGTCCGGGGAGCTTTCCGTGGCTGTGTCCGTAGAAATGGAAGCTTCCATAGCTGCTGCATGGCCATGTCCGGGCGGCATAGTGGCTCATCCAGACATCGTGTCCGCCGTCCCGGGTGCGGACAGCATGTTCGGGGCGAGCCGCCCAATCGAGCGATGCCAGGGTCGGATGCAAATGGCCCTTCTTGTCGACATCGTGGTTCCCGATGATCAGGTGCTTACGGCCGTTGAGGCGGCCGAAGAGTTCCCGAACACGATCGGCGTTCTTGGTAAGCCCGAACGCGACATCGCCGAGGTGGTAGACGATGTCGTCGTCACCGACGACCGCGTTCCATCGTGAGATGATCATCTCGTCGTGTTCGTCGATCGTCGAAAATGGACGCGGCTGCATCGACAGCAGGCGCTCGTGGCACAGGTGCGTGTCTGCGATGTAAAATTTCCTAGTGAAAGCCATGGTTACACCGCCTTCGGCAGCGAGGGACCCATCTCGTACGAACGGATCGTTTCGAGGACCTCGGGTGCCTTCAGAGAGCCGCGGAGGATGAGCAGCTCGACGAGTTCGTCTACTGCATCGCGGTGTTCTTCCAGGATTTGACGTGCACGAGCAGCCTGCTCCTGCAGCAACGTTTCGACCGCGCTGGCGAGCGCCTGGTCAATCATACGAGCATGCGTCAGCGCCTGAGGATCGCGATGACCGGCGGACGTCAGAGTGCCACCCATACCCAAGGTCGTCAGCATGTACGTTGCCATCGCGGTCGCTTCTTCCAGGTCAGCGAGGCAACCTTCGCCGTGGCTGCCGAAGTACATCTGCTCGGCTGCCATACCCGCAAATTTGGCGGCGATGACATCGCGGTGCTTTGCCGCTGTGCGATGCTCGTGCGGATCGAGGCGGAAAATGGCCGCGCCAGCGACCGAGGCGGAAGCCGAAGGATCATATTCCTTGGCGAGGTAGACATGGAGCAGGCGACCTGCACCGAGTACCGCGCCAACAACCGCATGGCCGACTTCATGGCATGCAGTCAGGCGGATGTTCTCACGCGGACGTGGCGCGCGAGCGGGAAGCGCCGCGATGACGTGACGGTGTTCAATTTCTGTGCGTTCGCGACGTGCCGAACGACGGGCATCACGGGCCGCGCGCTCGAGGTCAGCGCCAGTCATCCCTTCCGTGCGGCGAAGATACGGACGTAGGTCGAGATCGACGCCGAGGTAGTGTCGGAGGATGTGTACGCGCGCGCCGGCATCCGGGGGGCTGAGTTCGATGTGACGATCGAGGCGACCCGAGCGGCGGAGCGCAGGGTCGACGATATCCGCATTGTTGCATGCGCCGACGACCACGATGCCCTCGCGGCCGTCTGCACCGTCGATAGCCTCGAGAAGCCCGTTCACGATGCCACGCATGTACTCAGAAGCGTCCTTGTGATCTCGGTCGGCGAAAGAGTCGACTTCATCGATCAAGACAACGCACGGCGCACACCGGCGCGCAGTGTCGAACGTCAGTTGCATGGCTTTGAGAGCGTCGCCCTGATGACCTTTGGCCTGCCACCGGGCGAACGACGTCGCCACAAGGGGAACGCCGCAGCTCTCAGCCAGAGCTGATGCGAAGCGGGTCTTGCCTACGCCGGGGGGGCCGGAGAGCAGCAAGCCTGAATTGACATCAGACCATTCGATAAGACCCGCACGGTAGTCAGCGATGTCTTGTGCGAGTTCGAGACCCCACGCCTTCGCGTCACCGTAGCCGTGCAAGTCCTCAAGGCGGGCGGAGGGCGTCTTCTTTTCGAGCGCTGCCTTGGTTTCCGACTTTGCGAGGTCTTCCTTTTTATGCGCGGCGGCGAGGCGTGCGATGGTTTCCGATACAGGACGGCCGCCGAATGAAATCAGGCGACGACGAGCAGCGGGCATGGTCGCAAGGATAGTAGCGTCGGAATGCGAGATGCTGCTGCCGACTACCTCACGAAATGCCAGCTGAACGAGTGCCGGATCGATTTCGGCGATATCGATTACGGCATCTGCGGCGGCGATTGTCGAGTGTTCGAGATATTCATCGCGGTCTTCGCGCTCAACCAAGACGACAATACGGTCGCGGGCAACGTTGAGATCGGTGAGCGCCTTGTCGCTGGCGACGATTACCGGGTCTTTGTAGCGCCAGCGCGACTCGTCGTTCTGGCCCGACCAGATCAATGCCGCATCCTTCCAGACCAGGGAGGACACGCCCGTCGGCAGGATGGCGACCAGGAAACACGCCTGGGCACGACGGAATGGACGCAAATGACGATGGATGTGATGGTCGGCGATACGACGCTCGAGCGAAGGTTTCTCTTCAGCCATTTCGGCACTCCTACGAATAAACAAATAGCGGCGCTGCCCTTTCGGGCTTAGGCGGCTATGGCTATTCGCAGGTTGGACATGGCTTTCGGCTCGTCTTTCGTGGTCAACGTATTTGCAACTTTGCCGCGTGCGTTTCTGATTGTCAACGCGGCATGCGTGATCTGAACGATCGCACGGTTAACGAGGTGCGATCGTTAAGCGGCACAGTCATAGACGCCGAGGTCGCCCCAGTCGTCGCCTACCCGGAGGTCTTCGGCATCATCATCCCGAGCGTAGTGGACTGCCTCGTCAGCCGGCACGACCGCATCTTCCAGAGGGACCTCTGGCGCATTCCAAACCTCAACCTTCCTCATCAGCCAAGTCTCGAAGACAGCTTCGGGGCCAAAGCGATCTATCTTCGCCAAGAACTCCTCGGTTGACCAACCTGCTACTTCGTCTACCAGACCGCTATTGGCAGCCGAGCAGTCGGATCGCCATTCCATAGAGAGCTTGAGCCCGTCAATTCCGGTGTAGGCCTGTGCCTGAGCAATGCGGACGTGGTGAACGAACTGGTTGTCCTTCATTTTGATTTGCGACCGCTTGAATGGCCGGTTGTGCGCCGAGGCATGAAAAAATGCCGCCCGCCCAAGCCAGGCTCGATGAACGTCGAACACGCTCTTGCGGGCTTCTGTCGTCGCGAAGACGTACTTCGGCACCTTCTCAGTCGGGACCGAGCATACGAATTCGAAGCGCCGGTTAATCGAGGGCAGCGCCTCCATTTCCGCGATCACCTTCTTCATCGCGTCGAGAAAAGTCTTCTCTCGAAACGTTGCCATCGGATATCCGAGCTCCTTCGCAAGGTTCTCGGCGGACACTATCCACAACTGCTTGTTCAACCCGACTTCACCGGATTTGTTTTTCTTCGCCAAGAGTAGTGCCGCGTGCCGCGACGCCATGGCCGACAGTTTGACGTGGAGCCTGGCACTGTAGCGGCTCCGGAACTTCGTCAAGGCGTTGAGATCGGCGGTCACGTATAGGCGGGACATCAGCATCGAAACTCTGACCTCTGGATCGATCTCGAATTTGATGACGTCGCGGCTACGAAGCTTCGCCGGCATTGGGTGAATGGTCAGATACCGCACGGGCCGCGTCAGCCGAGTCCGCCGATATCTGATGTCATAGCGGACTTGCGTCTCGCCGATGCGTTCGAGGCTTTCCCTGAGCCGCGCCGGGTTGTTGATACCGAGGTAAGCGAGCATGTCGCCGGCTGTGACTTCGTGGACTAGCGCCCTGCCACCGTAAGCTGCCTTGTCTCGAAAGCCTGCATCACTGCCCTCGAGCGGTAGGCTATTGATGTGATCCTTGGCTCTGGCGAAGAGGTAATGCCAAAGCGCCTGATCGGCAGCGGTGAGCCTGTCGGCCGTCTCGACGCCATCCTCAATCCGGAACATCTTCCCCTTGGTCAGAGCGAACGGGACTTCGACGCGAGGGTTCGAGACGTCGTTGTCAAAGATGGCTTCTTTAGCCAAAATGCCTGCGCGTACGCCTCGGCGATCTCGACCGCGGTGTGCGGTATCGTTGTCACGCGAAGACCAGGCAAGCTTGTTGTAATCGTTGTAGCCCTGCATAATAGATGTCTCCCTGATCCATATGGTTCAGCGATAATCTGCACAGCGCAAGTCCGCCGATGAAAATTTACGTTTTCAACGAGTGACCATCAGGTAAACACCCTATATTCTCGGCGTTTCCCAAGGTTGAAGCCAGAAATCTAAATACGACAGTGTTAAAAAGAAAAGGAAACCTGAGATTTCAGAACTCTTGAAGGCGGACGAATCCACTTTCATCTGATGACAAGGCGCATCTCTACTGATTTTGCGTTTTCAACCGAAGAATCACCTTGAAACGCTTGTAGACGCTGGGTTCTCGTAGTTTCCCTAGATACGACACTGTTAAAAAGAAAAGGGAATCTGAGGATAGCATGGACCTCCGGTGAAGGGGTTCCTGTTGTCTGCTTCAGGGGTTTCCTGTGCTCTGCATGATTTTTAACGGGACGCTTCGCTTGTTTTGTTTTTGCCCCTGCCCGAAGGGGAATGTCCTGCCGTGGAGTGGATGAGGTAAGCGGACAGGCGAAGCCTATTGATAGCTGTCCTATTGCCTTCGGGTTCGGATGGCGAAGCTCATGGGTTTCTGGCTTGCCTGGGAGCCAAGGTGTCGCGATTGGCGGAGCGGCGGAGCCTCCTAGTGCGCCGCGCGGTTTTAAATCGCATTCTACATGTAGGAATTAATCTCGCATTCTACATGTAGAACTACTTGTGCCGAGTTTCGCCGGCAGGCAGACTGCTACATGAAGAATTTGAAACATGTTTCTACATGTAGAACGGACACGATAATGAACACTGAGATCGAAGAAGTAGCAACGTCTGTCGAAGACCATCTCGGCCTGCTCAAGGAGCTGCTCGGCGACGAGCCGGTTTCCGTGACCAAGCCGAAGCCCGCCTTCAAGCGGAACTCGGTCGCATTGGCGGACATGACGGACGAGGAGTACCGGGCGTACAAAGCCCAGAAACAAGCGACGCGCCGGGCCGCCCTGAAAGCTAGAGAGTCATCCGGCAGCGTCAAGTTCGACTCGGCCTCGACCCGAGAGGCTTTGGCGGACGCCGCCCTTCTGCTCCTCGCGACCGGCGGTCCAGGTGCCGACGCCGTCATGTCCTATCTCTCGAAAATCTATCATGACCAAGTCGGCGCGCCGCTGACTATTCGATCGTGGGCGAAGTCGGGCAAACTCAAGCCCAAGCTGATCCACATCGCACGCAAGTCGGTTTGATTTACGGATGGGACGCGGATGTCCCATTATCGATTTAAGACGAATTCGTTTTGTCGCTTGCACCGAAACGCCGTTTCATGAGGTCGGAAACGCAGTTTCGGGGGACGTGAGCTATGCCAAGGGAATTTTTAAAGACGACAGCCCGCCAAAGGACATCGGCGCAGAAGACACGTCAGCGCCGCGCAGCCGTCGGTAAGCCGCAGCCGTCGGCGGTAGACGAAGCTCTGTCGGCGGCCGTCCGGTCCGCTCTCAAGAAGGTCAAGACATCTGGAGACCAGACGACGAGGGCGTCCGATGCTCTCAACGCCATTTTCGATGGCGCGTTGGACCACCTTGTCGATATCCGTGGCCTCGATCGGCAACAGTCCTGGTCTGCCCTGTCCGCACGCCTCGTAAAAAAGCGCCGGTATTCCAAAACCTCAGGATGACAGTGTTTGTCCCGTTTCCCCCCATTACTCCTAAAAACGGAATCGTGCTTCCGCAAAAACACGGCGTTTCAGTGTGACACCGTGGGACTACTCCCGTTCCGCCGGTCGACGTAGCATAGAGGTCATTAGCCCGAGACCAATTGGTATGCCCGTCTACACGAAGTCCTCGACACCCGCGGCTGACGCCGCCCGTCTCAATCTCCTCGAAGAAAAAGTTAGGAACCTGAACCCTGGCGAAGCTTCCGATCTCGCCGCACTGACTGCGAAAGTGAACCGGATTTTCCGGTTGGCGTTCGAAGGTGCGAGTGTGCTGCCGTTGGAGCCATACGATCCCGAACAGTTACTCGCTTTTGAAGAAGGCGAGCCGGGTTCAGCAACGGATGGGCTATTTAAGTCGGTATGGGGCCAGCCTGGCAGCGCGCGCTTTTCTGAGATCGCCGCCAGACCCTTACACCATCAGCTCCTCGGCGGCGGTGAGCTCGAAACTTACTTTGTTCAGCCTGGATATTCGCTTGCTAAGTCGCTTTTTCCGCAATGGTCCCCGGACTACATCACAGCAATAACCGATCATTCCGGCGGCTCGGGTGATCAATCGATCACTGGCAGTCTCGTGCAGACGATTTTCGGTCTATATCGTGGCGACTTCGAACAAGGCATGATCCCAGGGGTCTCACTACTCGAGCGCATCGTTCAGCTCGAACAAGAACTAGCCGAGGAAAAAACGACCCGAGAAGCGGAAGTCGCTAGCTTGCAAAGTCAGATCGACGCGCTGTGGGACCGCTAATGAGTATTGGCATTCGCTTCGACTACGAAGACTCCGTCCGCCGTTTCCGGCAGGACCTCGACCAGCTCGGGCAAGAGGTTTTTCCGAAGATCATGGCCCGGCTCATTAACCGGGCAACAGCCGGTGTCAAACAGAGGCTGGACGCCTACACCACGCGCGCCGTGGACAAGCCTAACGCGTTTACAAAGAAAGCTTGGCATTACATCCCGGCGAAATGGCAGGACGGAGATCGTATGTGGGCAGAGGTCCGCGCGCGTGAGACGCAGGCGCAGTATCTCTGGTTCCTCGTGAACGGCGGCCGCCGTGTGCCTGGGGATGTCGGCACGAACCGTTCGGCCCGCGACATGTTCGCGTTTACCGCCCAACTGTCGCCATTCGACGGCATCGATCGTAAATATATCAAAAAGCTTGGACGGCAGCTGAGATCGGAGAAGAAACGGCGGGCGCAATATCGCGGAAAGCGCCAAGCGCTCGTCGCGCAGGGTCTGCCGCAAGATAAGCAATCGAAGAAGATGGCGAAGCTACGCTGGGCGCACGTCGCAAAGGGCGATCCAGGTATCTTTTTCGGAACGATCCACGGTGTGAAGGGCTACTGGCGGCGACCCGAGCGTCTGTCCGGAGCCGATCGCCAGTCTCTGATCGATGCAGCAAGGTCGCGGCCGACAAGACCGAACACGCCCACGGGGCGCAGCGGGATCGGGTACACAAAGCCCGGTTCGAAGGCGGAACTGCTCGTAGCGGTAGCTCGCGAGACCAAATACAGGGAGACCTTCGATTACGACGGTCAGGTCAACGCGGCGTATGCCGAGCACATGACCGAAGCAGCATTTCAGGCGTCGATGGCATATGAACGCCGGAAGGCGCAAATGCTCTCGACACCCTGAAACGCCGTTGTCCCTTGCATTGCCGGGTCTCAGTCTTCCCTCAACAGGGAGACATCAGAATGCAAGACTTCAAGGCACTCGCGGCGGCTCAAGGCGACCGGCTGAAGGCGAACTTCAAGCGCCAGAATGTAGACGTCAATCGTTCGGCATCGCGGTATGTAGCCGAACGCACGCTCGCCTATTGGGAGAGCGTATTCGGTCCTTCTCCGTTCATCATCCATGGCGGCCTAATGTTCCCTCAGTCCATGCGCCCGACAGAAGACGGCGACATCATCGTCATCCGCCGGTTCTCGGAGCTCGAACTACAGAACGGGTTTGACCGCATCGCCACGCTGCTCCGCCTCGAGGGGATCGAAATCAAGAAGATCAAGATTCAGGAGATGGACATCGGGACCGGCCAGCCCGTCACCCGGGTCAAGATCGAGGCGATGTGCGGCACCCTGCGCGGAAACACTCACATCGACATCAACGTTGCCGTCGGCCCGCACGCGCTGCCCAAGGGCGTCGTAAAAACGGAACTTCCGTCGATGGTGCGGGGCGAGCCGGGTCTCGTAGCGAATATCCAGCCGTTGGCATCATCCGCTGCCGAAAAGTGGTTCGCAGTCTTGACGCAGGAAACCGGCGATTGCCGGGTAAAGCACGCCTGCGATCTGCTCTCGTTCGACGAAATGGGCGTCGACCCCGCCGCCGTCGCCGTGGAGATGATCCGCATTTCTCGACACCGCGGCATTCCGATGTCTATGTGTTCGCCGTCGCCTAAGTCGCTGGAGTGGACGGCGTTCATGATGCGCGCCGAGGCCTGGCACAAGATCGGCGCAGAGCGCGGCATCCCCGTCGAGCCGTTCGCGGCACACGAGATGCTGTCCGACTATTGGGCTCGGACGCACCAGGCTCTCACGCGCGCCGTGATCGACGATTTCCGCCGGCCGACGGGCGAGACTACTCTCGTAGACAGGATCGCCACCAGGCGGCGGCAAGAGACCGCATACAGACCTTTCTAGGAGAGACGATGGCAAAGGCCCCGAGGAACACGCCCGCGAAAACGGAAGAGCAGGAACTCGAGACAACGGTTTCCGACGTCGACTACATCCGTGACCTGGACGGTCTTCTGTCCGTCCGCTCACCGAAGAACCGGGAGGATGCTGACGTTAGGTTTCGTGTCGAGCGCCTTCTAAGGGAGCGGCACGCCGCCATCGAGGCCTTCGTCGCAGAGCAACTGGACAAAGGTCTGACGCTGGAAGAAGTCTTGGCATTCTCGGTAGTCGAGACGCCGCTGTTTCCGACCGTCAAAACAATGTCCGGGCGCGTCTCCGTCGAATGGCCGTTCAGAATTATTGGCCCCGACGACTGATTTTTTGCGAAACGCCGTTGCGTCATTCCGCCGGCGGTCACAGCATATCCCTAGAGCAAAAGGAGAACAGCTCTAGGGAGACATCTAAATGGAACTTGCAGCAGCACAACATATCTTCACACATCCGGACTTCATCTTCGAAGAAATGGCCACCGAAATTCTCAACAACACCTGCGTGCCGAATGACCTCACCGCAGCTCAGTGCGAGCGTGTATTCGACTCTATCGTCATGATCTGGTCGATTGGCAAAGGGTACGATTTTTCGAGTGCAGTCCACGTGACATTGGTGCGCACGCTCATGAAGATGCACGGCGACCGCCATGTGCTGCTTCAGAACTACATCGACACGTACAACGATCTGGAAGAAACCAGGGAAGACGGCGGGGACGTGATCGCCGCGCTGGAGAAGTATATCGCCGCGGCCTTGGCTTACGGCGACGACGACATTGAGAAAGAAACCTTGGAACTTCAGACACTTCTCCGTGCTCGTGCCGAGAGCAGCCAACTGGCGGCCTGAGACACGGAAATCAGACCCAAAAAGGCGGCCACCGAGCCGCCTTTTTGTTGCTTGCATGCCTACGGCTCATGCTCTCCCGAACAGGGAGACATCAACATGAGCAAATACAATCACCCAGAATATGGCGAAGCCGCCCTTCACCTCGTGGGTGAACTGGACATTCCCGATCGGGTCTTCCTTCCGATCCGCAATCTGGTCGGTTGCTCCTTGGTTCGAGTTTTTTGGAACGATTGGCTCCGACAAGATTCCAAGGACCCGGAATGGATGCCTACGCCTGGCGATCACGAGGACCCTGAATGGCATCGCATCGACGGATGGCCGGAGTTCGGCGACGGTCATGTGTCCCGAAAGTGGAGCCGCCGCGCTGCTCTATGGATGCAATGGCATTCCATCGACGCCTGGCACGTCTGCGACTGGTTGTTGACGGCGGTTTCCGACGGTCATCCGTGGATCGCCAATGTTGGACTCGACGGCCATCCCAAAAAACTCATGAAGTGTGGCACCCTTGAACGTTTGGTCTTCGAAGCCACTAAGGGGCTGAGGCAGCGGGACATCCGGGACATCGTTCTCGGACCCGAAGACGAAAGCTTTGACTTCGAACTTGGTGCCGGACATACGCTCGTTCGCCTTTTCTCACGCGCTGCGCTCCGAAAGGAGGGCTTGCGGATGCATCATTGCGTCGGCCAGGGGGCATATGACGAGTTGCTCGACGATCCCGACGTTAGGTTCTTTTCCGTTCGTGATCGCGACGGAAAGCCCAAGGCGACGCTCGAAATCCGCGACGGTTTTCTGCGGCAGTTCCGAGGACCGACGAACGCGGAGCCGACCGACGCAATAAAGGACCTGGTCGCGCCTGCGATCGATGCATTCGGATGGCGGGACTGGCGGGATCGTCCTCGATCGTCGGGAGACGAAGATTACGGCGAGGAAGCGCTCGTGATTCTTCGTGATTTGCCGCCCGTGCGACGCCGCGGCTGAGCTGGCACCTTTCCGCCGGCGGACACACCATCTCTGTAGCCGACCGTGTTGCGGCTCCAGGGAGAGACACGATGAAACTGTTCTGCACCATTCACGACGCACTTGAGGCACACCTTCCGCATGTCGCCGACGAAGCCGACCGCCAGGAAGCACTCACTTACCTACGGGGCTTGAAATCGCTCCTGGCAACAGTGGTGGACACCGAACCATCGAACGTCATTCAGTTCGAAGAACGCCTCGTCCAACGCCGGATCAAAACAGCCATCGCCCAAAATCACCGACGTCAGCTTGTCGCCGCCCGTGATTGCGTTCAGCCTTACGGTGTGAACGAATTCGGAGATATTATGTATGCCGGCGACGATATCGATTGAGGGCTTCCGTTTCGATGATGCCCGCCTTGCGGATCGACTCGAGGCGGAGGTCAAGGAACTGAGGTCCAAGCTACACTATGAGGACTCGGCGAAAGAGCGGCGGTTCCTTCGAGACGAGATCGACGACATAGAAGCCATCCTCTGCCGGATGTGCTGCTGACGGCTCACTGCTTCACGACCGCGGGTGGCGGCGGCGGCACGTCGGAGAAAATCCGAGCATGTGCTTCTTGCCTCTTCTTCCAGAACAGCGCGATCTCATCGATCTTCCGCTGAAATCCCTCCCTGGGGTCATAGTAGTCAGGGCGCTCGGGCTTTCGAATGCCATACTCCCGGCAAAGCCGATCCATGAGATCGAGAGAGCGCATCCCGAGCTTGGCATAGTCTTCCGCGCGGTGTTCGAACAGATTGTCGAAATCAGGAGGAAAGCGGTTGAGTGAGTTGAGGCCGTCTTCCACGTTTTGAAAACGGCTTGGCAACCACATGACGTCTTCCATCAGCTTCGGCTCGAGTAACCGCCAATCTGCGTCATCCGGCATAACCAGGTTCGGTGTCGGATTTCTGAACTTGAATTCTGTGTTGTCGCGGGGATTGAATTCCGGACTATCGAACGTCGCGCCATAGCATTGCCCGACGAAGTCGTCCAACACCAGGATCGTACGCAGTGCCAAGTGACGAGCGTCCCAACGACGCTTCCTTCGAGCGAACCAAAGTTCTTTCACCGTTCCGATGGAACCTGAAGTGGCTTGAGCGATAATAGTACCGCCGACACCGAGGATCGCTCCGAGCGCGATATTGCCTTCCTTGGTCGTGAGCCATTCCCACATTTTCACGCCTCATCACGAAGGTGCAAAACGCACCGTTTCTTGTTGCGAATCATGCAACGGATTCTATCTTAGGGACGCTGGGCGAGGCGAAATTCTGGGTTCAACCGGCCTGCCTTCATCGGCTAGCTCGTCCAGCTGCCATCACCCGGTCTTCAGCTTGATTAACGGTCGCGCGTTCCACCTGACGCATTCTCGATTGCCTGCAGCGCAGTTGCCATCGATCGACGACCAGCCCGTTTTCCCGAATGCGTATTCGGCCAGTTCCTTCTTGATCGGTCCCGTCTCGCCGTCGTTGTGTCTGTCGTTTCGGAACGAAGACAACGCGCCGAGGGTGACGTCCAGCAGTTGGAGCATCGGCTCGGCGGACGAGGACCGTTGCGTGATCGACCTGATCGCGGGCTGATATCCTCGATCGTACTTACGCTTCTCGTCGGTCTGCAGTGCCTTCACCATTCCAGGCAGAAGTGCGGTGCAGTGGCCGTCGTCCGCCACGATATCGATCTCGCACTTCTCGTTGTACATGCCGACGGCGCGGTGAAGGAGCAACTGGTAGAATGCCTTCGAGACCGTATCGATACGCCTGCGCTCGCCCGAAAGCTTGTGGTCATAGTCAGACATCCGCGAAAATCGCAGATGGAGGTGCACACGGTTCGCGGCGATCAGTTCGAAGAGCTTGTCTATATAGGCGCGATGAACGACGCCGCCCCTGAACTTTGCACCTTTCCACTTCACTTCGCCCGTCTTGCCGTGCTCCGCCTTAATCGCCTCGAGGTCCGCCACGATCCCAGCGATGTATGGCCGCGGAACCGCGAGGCCGCCGACAGCGAGGTAGGTATCCGCAGTCTGGGAAGACTCGTCGGTGAAGTAGACAAGATTGGTCCTGGGCTGCGGGGGAGCCTTGATTTCGGCGGGAAGGAAAATGGGGGACTCTCCGTTGCGAATCGATCCCTTCAAACTACACCCAATCGGTTGCGGATTTGAATGGAACAGACGGGAAACACCCTTAATTCACAGGCGGTCCAGCGTAGGAAATCCTGTCGGCGAAGCGGCGGATGCGTTTCGTAAGGACATCGTTCTCGAAATCCCAGCCCCGCCCGAACTTGTATCGCCGTGGGATCAGCTTTTCCACCAGATCAGGAGCAGGATGACGGGTATGACCCACCAGTATTTCATGAAGCCCTGCTTCGCCGCTTCATACTCGTTCTGCGACTTCAACGCCTCGGCATCGACGCCTGTCAGAACATCAACCTTGAAACCACGGATATGTTTCGGATTGTCCGAATAGATGATCTCGTTGATACGTCCGACTGCTCCAGCTTCCGGGTTCTCGTCAGTCGCCTTCCGTACCCACATGATCTCGTCGGGATCAGTGAGCCGCCCGATCTTCAGGCCGTTCAGCGTCACCTCGTAGGGTGGCAGATACGACGTCAGGTTCCCATCGTTGGGATCGACGTCAATCCTGAACTTCCAGTCGAGTTCGACTTGAGCGTCCAACTTTAGCGGTGAATGACCATACGCGGCTATACTGTCCCCGAGGGTCGAATCTATTTCCGCTGAGAGAATTCTACGCGCCATTTGTCCCCTGCCAGCCTCTCTTGAACGACATTAGCGTTTTTTGCCGCGTCGAAGACACGGTATTCAGCACCATGGCTCCCGTCGCCCCGACCACGTCCGCGCGAGGCCTTCCGATACGAGGATATCGCCCAGACTCCTGCCGCCACGAACGAGGACCCGCAGCTTGCGTCCGTACTGGTCTTCGTCGCGGCCTTCCCAAGCCTGCAATTCAAACGATCCCTCGTTGACGAGTTCGATCAGCCGCGACGTCGCTCGTTCGCCCAAAGCCTTCTCGCTCGAACACTTCGGTTCGCTGATCTCCGGCGTATCGACATCCGCAATCCGGATTTTCTGGCCGCCGATATAGAGAGTGTCGCCATCAACGACGCAATGCTCCCGAACGATACCGCAGCGCGCGAAACTAGCTGCCTGCGCCGGGCTGGGCGTCGTCAGGTAGAAATACGTCCACAACAGGAGCAGCGCGGCCGCGACGCCGAGGATGATGAGAAGGCGGCGACGCCATGGCGGCGTTCGACGTGGCGGCTTTGGCTTTGCACGGCGCTGGAACTTGATGACGTTGGACATGCCACTCGTTAGGGTTTGAGCTGGGGTTGGGTCGCCGCTCCGGCCACAGACTCCTCTGGTCCCACCAAAGGATCGATTGCCTTGGTGATGTATTCCTTCCTGACCTCCGGAGGCAGTGAATTCCACCCGCCCGCGATGCGGGGATCGCCGGGATTATCGCGTTCGAACATGCGGAAGCCTACGTCCTCAAGGAAATGCAGCTCTGGTTGCCCTTTGACTTTCGGGTTATCGAGCGTGTCGTCCTTGACCTTATCGGCGAGCTTGACGATCCAGCTGTTAACCTCGCGCCGGAAGACCGGAACGAACGCGTATGCGGCCACTGCGATGGCAACCCAAGCCCAAAAATTTTCCACCCCCGAAATCCCCTTACAGCCTGTCACGCTTGAGACGTAACAGGCGGAAGTTCAACCAGCAATATCGGAAATCCTGCCGGCGAAGCCCAGCCGACCGCGGACCTAGAGGATCGGGTCCGTTGGCGGAAACGTAATCGTCATGCTGAAGAACACCCGATTGATGTCATGGACCAAGACCACAAGGCTGCCTGCACTGCGATTGTACGTCCACGTCGCACCGCCCGGACGATAATTCATTTCATCCAGTGACGATATGAAGACCAGCTTCGTCGACACGCCATATTGCGTCTTCAGGTAGTCTTCGATCTCAGGATATGCGCCGACTAGATTGTCGTTGCCGCCGCTCGGCAGGTCGAACCGAAAGCCCGTAGCTTTGTCCTCACACTCGTAGGAGTGCGTTCCCGCGCCAACGGGCTTCTGAAAAACTTCGAATTCGTACTTCGTCATTGAAATCTCCTGGTTGTCTAAGTCGGCATATCAATTGAAGCGCATAGCCACAACGGCAGCTGTCGGACCGCCCCGCAGCATGTCCGTCTGGATCATTTTCTTCCGGCATACTTCTTGAATACTAGCTTGGTGTGCTCCCGAACGAAGTCGTCCTTGTCTTGCGTCTCGGGATCGAACAAGCCTTCGGCCTGGACCATGCCCCAAAAGCCCGGACCAGGTCGCGTCTTTCCCGCCGTCTTTCTGTGAACGAGTACCGACAGGACCACGCCTTCCTCGTCATGGGAGTCCTTGGAAATCCGGTCGAGAATCGCCCCGATTTTCGTGCGGTGCGCGGGCGTCGTCGTGACCAGACCGATCCTCTCCATGATCGGCTCGTAGAACGTCGCCGTCTCCCCTTTGGCGATCATGTTCATCAGGTACTGGCGCACGGCAGCCACATCCTTGGCTTCGGCGTCATCTTTCTCCAACACGCTCGCCGTCTGCACGAATCGGTTCTTGCCGATCGTGATCTCATTCAGGCTGCCAGCCTTGAGCATCGCGGTGACGGCCGGCGCTGAGCGGTCGAGATATTCGGCGATCAAGGGGATCGGTAGGATGCCGTGATTGTACGGGTCGTCCTTGTAGGCTTCGAGGTAGTCATTCACTGTTGCGAACTTCATTTTTGTCTCCGTATGTTTACGATTTGCAAAAACAAGTATTCACAACATCAAGGTATCTGTCAACATTGTTGAAGAGAAATGCCGTCGGCGGATTTGCGCCGGTCGGCCGGTGGACCCACCATGAAAGGAGACAAACAAACAGGGAGAGTTTGATGTCTGAGAATATCGAAATGGATTGCCGGATCGGGGAGCCGCTGTCTAAGGACGTGGATGCCGTCGGCGACCTGCTTTGGGGCGACGAAATCCACGACGCGATCGATGGCTGGAAGGTCGTCATCTTTTGGGACGGCGGCGTAAATCTCTTCAAAAAATCTCAAAACTCTCCGGGGTCCCTGAGAAATCTCAGGAAATGCGGTGTATTGGCGACTGCACAGAATCTCCGCATCCGAATTTTTCAAATTCGGTTCAGCATCAGCACCCCCGTCGGCTGAGACAGGCCCCGCGTCGAATCTTGCAGGTGCGTAAGCTCAACTGTCTCCAGTGTTTTCACCCGGAGATGACCGCCGATGGCTCCCAGAAAAAAGACGGCGGGGGTGTCGATCCCCGCGACCGCCGATGAAGAAACGTCAGCACCCCTCGATCTGGACTCATCACCCTCGATGACGAGGCGCGAGGCGGCGAAGCAGCGGCACGTGTCGCTCAAGCAATGCGCGATCCTATTAAACCGCGATCGCAACACGGTCATGAAATACCTGGACCAGGGCATGCCGTCCGTCGAGAAGGCGGACCGCGAGCGCGGCGTCGCATGGGTCCTCGACCTCGGCGAAGTCGTGCGATGGCTGGAGGAGCGCGCGGCAGACAACGTCACGCAGCGGCTGAACGGCGGCAAGGAAGGACAGATCAACGAGGACGAGGCGAAGCGCCGTCGCGCGGTAGCTCAGGCCTTCACGGCCGAACTCGAGTATGCTGAGAGCGCCCGCATCGTTGCCCGTATCCACGATATGCTGGACCTCGTGCGGGAAGACTACTCGGAGATCAGTTCCCGGCTGAAAGGTGTTCCGGACGCCATCGCCTCAAGGGTCGATAGCAAGATCGCGGAGAAGGTCCGGAAGATCGCTTATGAGTTGATCAACGAGACCTTGTTCACGCTGGCCGCGCCCAAGCAGATCGAGAAGATCGCCAAGGGGAAGTGACATGGTCGTCGCTCCAGCGATTTCCGACGAGTCGGCTGCCTACTTCGAGACCATGACCTTCCATGAGGGCTTGGACGAGTTCACTCGACAGCTCCATGCCTATCGTTCGGACTTCCTGGCATGGCCCGTCATCAGGGGGCCAACCGACTGGATTTATCACAACATCGAAATCCCGGCGACGCAGACCTCCCGCGCCGGGAACATGCGCCTGACCGTCTACCAACGCCTGATGGCCGAATGCGTCGTTGACCCGTCGGTCCGACAGGTTTCCTGTCTCAAAGGCGTTCAAATCGGTTACTCGAAAGCCCTCAAGGCGATCTACGCCTATGTCGTTGCCTATCTCCAGAAGAACACCGCCGTAGCATTCCCCACCAGGGAAGACGTCGCCCGCTTCTGGAAGGACGAGATCGTCGACATGTATTCCGAGGTCGAACCCTTGGAGAAGATCGTCAGGGAAGTCGAACGCGGCAAGGCTCAGGACACGACACGGGAGCAGCGCTTTCTCAACGGCGTCAGGGCCTACTTCCGGGCGGCCTTCAATGAGGACGACCTTCAGGGCTTCACCGCGTGGCTGATGATGGCGGACGAAGTGGACCGCTCGGGGTGGATGCCGAAGAAGGACTCCCAAGGGGAGAAGCTCAAACAGTTCAGGAACCGCGGCACCAATTTCATCGACTCCAAAGTCTATGTCGGTTCGACACCTGGCCTTCGGCATCTGTCCCTTATCTGGAAGGAATGGCAGACCTCCGACAAGCGCAAGCTCAAGGTGAATTGCCCGCACTGCGGACACCGCCAGGAACTGCGGTGGACGACAGGCGGCGAAGACTACGGTTTCCGCTGGGACCTCGACGCCAACGGGCGAGTTGAAGCCGCCTACTACCGTTGTGCCAGTCCGAAGCGCTGCCGCATCGACGAGGACCTCAAGGACGACATGATCGAGGCCGGAGAGTTCGAGGCGACAGACATCGCCACGGTCCCCGGAAATGTCGGCATCCATATTCCCTCTTGGCTTTCCCCTGCGCCCGGTGCGCGATGGAAGGTGCTCGCGCAGGAATGGCTGAACGCACAGGACGATCCGGAGGCACTGAAAGAGTTCTACAACTTCAAGATGGCGGAGCCGTGGGACGAATTCACGTCCCAGAGTTTCAGCGAGAACGGGATCGCCGGGCTTCGCCGTCCATATCCTGCGGAAGTCCCTGATGACGTCGTAGTGCTGACGCTCGGCGGCGACGACCAGACGAACAAGGAGGGTAACGTCCTCGAAAAGATGGCGTCGCGGGAGATCGCGGTCGTCGGCTGGAACCGCCGGCGGAAGCCGAGGGTCATCGGACACTGGGTGATCCCCGGTACCGTCGGCGATGCCGATGCCGACGCCGTCTACGAGTTCTTCCTGCGCCGACCGTACCGGAAGCGGGACGGCACCGAGATGTATGTGCAGGCGTCGGCCATGGACATGGGTGGCCACCACCCCGACGAGACCCGCATCTTCGCGGGCAAGTTCCCCGCTGCCATGAACGTCTTCGCGATCCGTGGCTCCTCCCAGGCCAAGGGCAAGCGCCTCGGGAGCATTTGGCCAAGCGGTGGTTCCATCAAGATCAAGGGCAAGAAGAAGCTGACTTCCTATACCGTAGACAGCCAGGCGGCGAAGGACCGCTGGGCGGAATTCTTCCTAGCCACCGACGACGACGCCGTCATGTTCCCCGCCTCGTTCCCCGACAGCTACTTCACGAAGCTCCTGTGCGAACAGCGGACTCTCCAGCCGAACGGTGGCTACTACTGGCATCCGAAGAAGGGGCAGCGGGCGGAGGAGGTGTGGATGTGCCTCGTCTACGCCTACGTCGCGCTTGAAGGGCTTCGCGCCCTACGTCCTCGTTGGCGTGATTTGAATCTTGCAGCCCGCAACGCCGGAATAGCCGACATCATGCACGACCCCGAAACCGGGGAGATCGGCTACGAGGGTCAGGACCTTTCGATCCCCGCCCTGCAGTTCGAGACCCCCGGCCTGGTGCCGGACATGGTGCTGGCGCACTCGGAATGGAAAGCCGAGCGGGCGTCGGCAGAGAAACGCAAGACGGCTCCCGGCAATCCGGTGGCGGCGAAGGCGCTGCCCATTCCCGGATCGGTGCAGGAACAGCCCGTCGTCAAGAAGAAGCCACGTCGCCGTCCAGGTGGCGTGATCTGGTAGCGAGGTGGAATGGCGCGATACGAACTTTGGCAGACCGATGAGCTAAGAGCAGCCATCATCGGCATAGAGCGCAACCTCGCAGGCGGCATCATGTCGATCAGCAACCCAACACAGGGCGGCATCACCTACAACACCCGGGTGGAAGCCGAGGCGATTCTCGGCGACCTCTACCGTGCCTACTACCGCGCGACAGGTCAGACGGACAAGCTGCGGCAGCACTCGGGCGGCATGCGCATCTTCGCGATGACCGGCGGGAGGGATTTCTAATGGCCCGCCGCACGCTCACCACGCCGACCAAATCTCCCTCGCCAGACATGACGCCGACGACCAGCAGGCGCACCGCACGATCAGGTGGTCTTCGGTCCGCCGTGACGTCCGCCTTCGACCGTTTGTTCACTGCCGCCCGGACATACTATGTCGCCGCAACGCAATCGGAAAAGCTCCGCGCCCCGACCACGATGGGGCCGAATGGCGCAAACGGGCAAATCCCGACGATCATCGCCCGCAGCCGCTACGCCAAGGCCAACTATGCCTGGTATAAGCAAGCCATGAGGCAGCTCGCGAACAACACGGCGGGCTACGGCATCACCCCGATCATCAATATTCCGAGCCTCAAGAAGCTTTGGGACCTGTGGGGACCAGAGGCGGACGCTCGCGGTCGGTTCGATATCTACGGACTTACGTGGCAGATCGCCGAAACGGTGCCTACCGATGGCGCGATCTTGGTCCGCTACCGCAACCGCTTCGAGACCGATATGCTCTCGAAGGTGCCGTTGCAGCTCCAGTTGATGGAAATCGACCACCTGCCCATCGGCTACACCCAGCAAGCTCCGAACGGCAATTGGATTGTTGACGGCGTCGAGCGAGACGCCATCGACAGGGTCGCAGCGTATTGGGTTTATCCCGTTCATCCACATGACTGGAGGGGAGTTTCACAGTCGCTGATCCCAGTGCGCGTTCCAGCCTCGGAAATCGTCCACATCTTCCTGCCGGAGCGCGTGACATCTGAGCGTGGCGTGCCATGGGCTGCCCCCATCCTTCCCAACCTCGAGTTCCTCCGCGACTACAACGTCAATGAACTGGAGAAGAAGTCGAAGCAGTCGAGGTTCACCACATTCTACGAGCGGCCGATCGATGCCGAGCGGGACGAGCCGTACGATGGTAGCGACGCGGTCGAACCCAATTTCGTAAATCCTCCGTCAGGCGCTGCCGTCGAGGTTCCAACCGGCTACGCCGTAAAATTCCCCGAGATGCCGGCGACGGACTCGAATTACGAGATGTTCACGAGGCTCAACCTTGCGGAGATCGCCGTGTGCATCGGGCTGTGCGTCGAACAGATCACGCTGGACTTCTCAAAGGTCAACGACCGCGTTTATCGGGCTATGATGCTTGAGGTCGCTCGGTTCGTGCAGTCGATCCAGTTCCATCTGCTCGTGTCGCAATTCCTGAATCCGACCTGGCGCAAGTTCGTCTCGGCCGCGATCCTGTCCAAGGCATGGACTCCCCCTGACGATCTGACAGAGGCCGACTACATGCGCGTTGAGTGGATGCCCCCGGCGCGGGGCCACATCCACCCGATACAGGAGGTCACCGCATTCATGCTCGCGGTGCAGAATGGCTTCACAAGCCGGCAGAAGGTGGCGGCCGAGTATGGCTACAATATCGAAGAGATCGACATGCAGAACGCGCGCGATGCGCAGCGCGCCAAGATCGAGGGCTTGGGGTATGGAGTATACCAAGGCTGGGGTGAAGAAGGCACCACGCCCGAGGTGGAGATCATCCGCGCCCAGGAGCGCAAGAGCGTTCTCGAAGCTCTCTTGAAGATGGCGCAAACCGAAATGAGCGAGGAATCTGTTGAGCGGACTCCGTCACTGGCGTGACATTTTGATCACATCGATGCTCGTCCGTCGTTGCGGAGCGGACGACGCGAGGGACGATTATCGTTAGCGACCAGTAAAGTTTCCTCGTAACTCCCGGAAACAGCAGCGAATCCCATTATGGGACACGCTAATTGTCAACATTCGCAATAACTTAGGCCGAATTTTCGCGCTTGTGGGCGCTGTCCCGATGTGCTCCAAGGAGCTCAACAGTAGCAACCGGGCAACGCCGCAGAAAAGGAGGACATGAGCTATGCAATATGTGCAGCAGCATCGAAATCATGTCCCGGCGTCTGTACAGTCGGTAGCACCCCTAGCGTCCCGAGCCTGCCATGTGGCAATCCGTGCCGGTCGCATCGTATCGTCCCGCTCGCTGGACGAAGTCTCCTTAGCCGCATCCATCGATCGTCGAAGACGACGATGGTCAACGGCAGAAAAGGAGACAACATGCCGAATCTCGATCTCACCCTGACCGCCCTCAAGGGGCACATGAAGGCGCACGAAGAGGCCTTCACCGGGCTCCGTGTTTCCGTTGATGCACATGCATCGCCGACCGCGCTCTATGATCGCGGCACGGAGGAACTCGTCCTGGTCGTTGCGGGCCGCTCGGAACCGGGCGCGATCCTGTACCGCCTCCGCTCTGCGGAAATGGGTGTCGGAAATGGCGTTGTGCTGCGCTTTCCCGATTGGGTCCGTCCCCTGCACGTGAAGGAGGCGCTGTACGGCGCTCCCGAATGTGTCAACGAGGTCGCTCTCATGCACCATCTGCTGATGCAGCTCGATGGTCTTGAGATCAACTCTCCTGACGCTACGGCGATCTACGATGCGCTCAACGCACCGTCCAAGAAGATCATGGACATGATCTTCTCGATGGGTCCGATCGAGGTGAACTAACATGACCAACGTTGTTCGCCTCGACGACTTTCGTGCTCAGAAAATCCCCGCGGCAGCTTCGGCTGCCGTGGGTACCATCAGCGAGAACGACGACGAGGAATGCGCGCCCGTCGACGCGGTTGAAGACGAGGACCACTTCCGGATGACCTTCCAGGGTTACCCCGACGAAATCTACGATCAGGTCGTGGATTGGCTGGCGGGAAAGCCCGAGCACATCGGCGACATCATCACCGTTCGCCAGGGTGAACTGGAGTTCGAGGACTTCCCATCGGAGTATTGGCGGGAACGTCCTGATCCCGACAATCTGGTCATTTGGGAAGAGAGCCTTCCGTCATACGACCTCGACGACGGAGACTGGGTTCCTGACGCTTTCGGACCTGAGACACTTCTGCGTATGATCTTGGATCACCCGACTTCCTTCAAGGCACTCCTCGGTTCCGAGGAACGCTTTCCCGACGAACGACACAACATGTTCCTGTCGGCTTTCTACTGCTACTAGCTCCAAACCCCGGGGACCGCTCTCCGGGGTTTCTCTTTTCGCATTCCGCCGGCGGCGAGCGCCCGCGTCGAATCTTGCAAACGCCTTCGTCAGGCTCGTCTCAACAACTTGAGACCGGGCATGACACGCAAACGACAGACCAGAGGCATTGAGCTTAGCCGCCGCGCTTTCGCTGGTCTTCCTGCGTCCGTCGACGTCGAGAGCCGCAGCTTTCCCATCGTCATCACCACAGAGACTCCCGTTCGCACCTGGATTCCCAATCCCGCTGTTGCGGACATGACGGCCGCCGAGATCGACGTCAGCGACATCAGCTGGATTGAAGTCGATGAAGTTCTGCTGACGGCTGGCATGGACTACAGCCGTACGCCCCGAATGCCGCTGCTCGACAACCACGACACCTTCACGGGTATCAATGCGATCCTCGGCCGTGTGGACAACGTCCGCTCTGAAGACGGAAAGATCGTTGGCGACGCAGTGCTCACGAATGAGCGCAAGGCACTCCTCACCGACCTCGCCGAAGGCTTCTACGGCCAGATCAGTGCCGGATATTGCGTCAACGAATACGAGATCACCGAACGCGAGAACGACGTGCCACTAGCCACCGCCGTCTCGTGGACCCTTCACGAAGCATCGCTCGTCCCAGTCGGGGCTGACCCTAACGCAACCGTGCGCGGAAAGCGCGGATATCCGATGCCGACCTTCCGGAAGCGCGACGGCGACGGCGCTCCCCAACAGACACAGGAGAAAAACATGGAACTCGAAGAACTTGTCGTGGCCGCAGAGACTGCCGAGGCCGCCCTTGAGGCAGCCCTCGACGCCGTTGTTGCAGCGTCCGACGAAGGCGCTGCCGAAGAGGTTGTCGCCCGCGCTCGCAAGCTGAGGAAGCTCCGCGAGGAATCGACGGCCAAGGAAGAAGTCCCGGCCGGCGAAGAAGAGACCCGCGCCAAAGGCGACGAACTGACCGCCGAGGAAGACAAGGAAAATGCCGCGCTGGAGGCGTCTGCCCGTGCATTCGGTCTCGTCGACAAAGTCAAGGCGCTGCGCTCGGCCAAGGCCAAGCCTTCGGTGATCCGGGCCTTTCTTACGAAGAGCGCGATCGCTTCCGCCGAACTGCCGTCCGCGCGTTCAGCCGCCGAGCCAGCAAGGGAAAGAAGCCATGCCGACAGCAAACCCAACCTCCGCAGCATCTACGCGAACGTCAATGGCGGCGCTCGTGGTGGCGCTGGCGGCGCTCGTTAACAGCCACTTTGTGGCACGTCAGGAGACAACAGAAATGACTAGAGTTTACCAGCAGGCAGTGCCTGAGTTCTTCCTCCTCAGCGAAGCGAACGGCACTCGCTCACGCGATACCGTTTACGTGAAGCAGGCTGCGGGAGCTTACTACCCGCCGGGGACTATCCTTGTGAAAGAGGAGATCGCCGGCGAACAGCAGCTCGAGTTCGTCCCAGTCACCGCTTCGGTAGCCGCATACACCAACCCGCTCATGCTGGTCATCACCTCCCAGGGCGTTGATGCCTCCGTGGCCGGAGCGCGCGCGTTCGTCATCGCCCGCGACGCGGAAGTGAAGGCTTCGGTCGTGCCGGGTTTCGCCGGCGATCAGTCCTTGGTCGATCGCATCACTGACGGACTTTACCAGCTTGGGATCATCGTCCGCTAACGCGGGCGGTTGCCTCACTTAAACACGACGGAGACTCTCATGAGCTTTGACATCGCAAACATCTTCACCCCGGACAACGCTCTCTTCGAGAAGGCCGTCGTAACCGGACACGTCAACTCCCAACCTTATGTGCCGGAACATACTTCGGCTTGGTTCCCATGGAACTCCGAAGGCGTCACTTCGAAGAACCTCATCATCGAGTTCAACGAAGGCAGCCTTGGCATCGTCCCGGAAGCACCCCGAGGTGCCCCTGGTCACGTTCCCGAGCGCGACGTCCGTTCTGGCGTTCCGGTCATCGTGCCGCACTTCCCGACGCAAGAGACCCTGCTTGCAACGCAGTTCGAGGGTGTTCGTGCCTTCGGATCGGAACTGTACGAGACCGTCGAAATGGAGCGCAACAAGCTCCTTGCTCGCATCAATCGGCGCAACCGCCTGATGTGGGAAGTCTCGCGTATCGGCGCGATCACGGGTCTGGTCATCGACCACAACGGCAACATCCGCCAGAACTGGTTCAATGCGTTCGGGAAGGACGGCGTCCCTCTCGTTCAGACGACGCACGACGTGGACTTTGCCTCGTCCAACACGAACATTCGTTCGGAACTGATCGCCGCCCGCGACAAGGCCGAGGAGCAGCTCGGTGACCTGACGGCCACAGGTTATGTCGCGATCTGCGGCAAGAACAGGTTCGCTTCGATCACCGACCATCCGAAGTTCGAGAAGGCGTTCGAGCGCTACAATGACGGCTCGGCTCTTCGTGATGACCTTTCGGGTGGCTTCCTGATCTCATCGGACATCACCGTCAAGAAGTACACGCGAGCCAAGGTCGGTGGAATCAGCCTGATCGGCGACGACGACATGTTCATCGTTCCGATTGCAGACGGCATGTTCCAGACCCGCTTTGCACCGGGAACGGGAATGTCCGACCTGGGTTCGACCGGTCTTCCCGAGTACGTATCGACCCACCTCCTGCCGCACGACGAAGGTGCCGAATTCAAGGGCCAGACCAACGTCGTGTCGTGGATCGAACGCCTTCTGGCAGTCTGCAAGGTTCGTCAGGGCTAAGCGCCTGACGTACATCCCGGCGGCGATGCTCTCCCCGTTGCCGTCGGGATTTCTTTTGAGGTGCGCCATGCCCGCCAATCCCTTCCTCGCCATGAACCGTCACCTGCAGCGCGCCTTCGCCCACCACGAAGCGATCATCTGGCTGCGCCCCAGCGGACCGGCGGAAGGACACCCTCTGGCAGGGTGGTTCGCCGAGGTCTCCGAGGAAGTCTCTGCCGACGGCTTCACGGTCGTCGCCGGAAACCCGAAAGCTACCCTATTCACCAACGACATCTTCGCTATTGACCCCGCGCGCGCTGAGTCGGACCCAAATGAGATCATGCGCATCAACGGCGTCGACCGCCTGTCCATCGGCGGCAAAGTCTACCGCGTCGAATCTTGCAAAGCCGACGGTCTCAATAAAGTCGAGCTGACTTTGTTGGAGACCTGATGGCGCACGTAAGGAAACAGGTACGGGACGCGGTTATCGCGCACTTGAAGACGGAATTCGGAGCTGAATTCGTCGGCGATGCCGTGCGCCTCATGAGACCGTTTCAGAAGTCCGATTTGCCGTTTGTTGCCGTCGTAGTCGGTGACGACGTCAGTTTCGTTGACACCAATCCTCCCAGGTACCGTGTCCAGCAGAGGAACTTCGAGATCGCCGTGAGGGCATGCGTCCACGAGGACGACGATGCCGCGCTCGACACACTCGACGTCATCGCAACTCGGATCGAGAAGTGCCTTGTCGACGGGTCCGTCCTCGGTGTCGGACGTCTCGCCAGCTGGCGTCTTACAGGCACGCGTGGCCCCGACCCGCAGCCAACCGACGAAGGCATGCTGATCGCCGCTACGACCACCTTCACCACAACTATGCTCACCCTCGACGGTGACCCCGAAACTAATCATCAGAGCTAATCAGGAGACCTTCAATGGCTCAGCTTCCAATCCGCCCCATCACAAATAAGACCCGCCTCATGGGTGCGGTCGCGCTGTTCATGCCTGAAGGCACCAGCAAGTACATCAAGGTTGGTGCTTGCGAGTCCATCGAGGTAACTCCGAACATCACGCAGGTGCCGGTTTATACCTCCGAGTTCGGCGACAAGCGCCAGATCGCGAACGTGACGACCGAAAAGACCGGAACGGTGTCCATCAACGGCGCGTCGCAGTGGACCGAATTCCTGTATCAGGTTCAGGCCATGGCGAATCCCAAGTACCGCACGCAGGCAGCGGCAACCGGGAAGACCTTCGAGATCAAGAAGGTCGCTGTCGGCGACGTCATCGAGCTTCCCGGCATCAGGGCTACCAATGTCGAGATCACGGACTCCGCCAGTTCCGTTTACGTCGAGGACGAACACTACACCTACCACGCCAAGACGGGACTGATCGAAATCATCAAGCTTCCCGAGGGCGCGGCTACCGATGCTACCGGAACCTATGATGAGCCTGCGGTCACCGAGGCCGACAAGCTTCTCGACCTGGCTTTCATGGAAACTAGCGGCGTTCGCGGAAAACTGCGGGTCGTGGGCGTGATCTCCACAGGTTACGGCAAGGAGACCGAGATGATCCTAAACGACGTCGAGTTCACCCCGTCGGGCGCGATCAGCATCGGTGACGTCAACAACCCGAACGTCGCAACGATCACCGGCTCGATGTATTCCACGTCAGCCGCCGGCTACGGCACGTTGCGCGCCCTCGAAACGCTCTAAGCCACGGCTTCGGCCGGACTAGGGAGGGCCGCCAATGCCGGATAACACCCCGATCACATTCAGCAGCATCCTTGCGGCCGTCGACACGACCGCGAGGCATGCCATGCCTTGGGTTAAAGGCGACGTCGAAATCCGCGCGCTCACGCTTCGCGAGTTCCTGCGTCTCGCCGTTCGGCATCCGACCCTCATCGAGATCGTCGATCCGTCGGCATACCGGGCGACAGCGGATGAAATTGCAGCCGCCGTCGGGCGTCCGGCGATGACGGCTGTCGCGGCAACGGGCATGGATACATCCGACGGGGAGTTGCGTCGCCGCTCTGATCTGGAAGTCCTCCACGCGTTCCTGAGCGTCTTGGAGGTTACCTTCCCGACTCGGCCGATCGACGACTTCTTCACCGAACGGCGTAAGAGCGGCAGCTCGGCCCCGGTAGTCGAGGTTTCCGAAACCGACGTCCCTGCGACGTCCTCACTGATGCGCGTGGTCCGCGACGCATCGGAATACACCGTTCGGACCGGCCGCGACGGCTTTGCCCTGTCGCCTTTCGAGCTGAGCTTCGCGATCCGAACTCTTGCGGAGGTTGATCGGAGCGAGCGCAACTTCATGGCCCAGGCGGTGGCGGCCGCCATGGGTAACGACGAATCCGCCAAACTCCTTCAGGAGATCATCTAATGGCTGGTATCCGCGAGATCGCAACACGGTTCACGCTTCAAGGGTTGGCCCAGATCAGGACAACGACCCAGCGTATCCGTGACCTGGTGGTCGACGCCGCCCGTCGTGCCGGGGATTCTGTCAAGGGATTTGCCGGGACATCAGTGCGGCACATCGGAACGGTTACCAAGGCAGTCGCGGGCATTTCCTTCAAAGGGCTTGTCGCAGGCAGCAAGCTTGCGTTCCTCGGCATTGGCACCGCCGCCGCCGCATCCGCAGCGAAGATCGGCCTGATCTCGCTCGCCGCGAAAAAAGCCACGGACGAGATGTCTGAGTATCTCCGCAAACTGGACACCCTGAGCAAGCAAACGGGTGAAAGCGTGAGCGACATTGCCACGCTTCAGTTCGCGGCTGGTCAGAATGGTGGCGACCCTGACGAGCTATTGCCGACGTTGGGGACTATTGCCGACCAGTTCGGGGCAGTCCGTAAATCGATCGAGGATGCCGACGCCGCATATGGCAAGACGGGCAGCTGGACTAGGCGCGGACTGATCGCCGCGATCCGCACGGGCGACGCCAATGCTGCTTCGGAGATTATCTCGTCCGCCGCCGCTGCCCGTACGGGATCGCTGACTGGGATCGCCGATCGTCAGGCTGGCATCTATCGTGACATCCAGGCGACGGCTCGCGGTGGTGCAGCGTGGAATCGTGGCCTTGAAGCCGGGATGTCGGAACGCGACCTTGACGCCTACATGTCGCGCCGCCGGCTCGCTCTGGTCGCGGAGTACAAGTCTCTGGAAGAAGCCAAGAACAGGGTCGAAGAAGGTTTTGGTCCCACCGGAGAAGCCCTGCGAGAACTGGAAGAAGTTGGTCTCGACATGGACGCGGCGCTCAAGGGCGGCGTGGATACCTTGTATGCTCTGGCGGACGCCCTCGATAAAATCCCGGACTCCAATCGGAAACTTGGTATTGCACAGCAACTCTTTGGTGAGGACGCGGGGGCGAAAAATCTGGCGCTCCTCGAAGGCGGACGGGCTGCCATCGATCGGTATCGTCGCGAGATGGAAAGCTTCGGTGCGGTACCGACACAGGAAGACGGTGAGCGCGGCACTAGCCTGAAGCGATCCGAAGGACGCCGTTACATGGCGTTCCAAGGCGTCAAACTCGAGGTCAACCGTGGTCTCTCTCCGTTGATGGAAGAGACGAACGACCAGTTGGCAGGCTGGCTGTCGCGCAACCGCATGACCATCGCACAGATGATTCAGGAGACGTTTATCGCCGTTCGCACGGTGTTCTATGACATCCTGAAATTCATCGAAGGCAACACCGACTACGAGAGCGCGATCTTCAAGAAAGGCGCTGTGATCCTCGCCTGGAGCCGAAAGGTCATTGTCGCCGTATCCCAGATCGCCTCCGTCACTTTCGGGGAGATCAGCAAAATTCTGTCGGGCATGGACTCCGACTGGGCGTGGCTGAACCGCATCCGCGATGCGTTCCTGTTGATCAAGTCCTTCGCCGTGGATGCCTACTCTGTCATCACCGGGGGAAATGCTGCGGACTTCGACTGGCTGAATACGGCACGGGACTACGTGGTCGACTTCTTCGAACACCTCAAAGAAGCTTGGGGCATGTTCAAGAAAGTGCTCGATGGCATCCACGCGGCGATCAAGCCCGTCCTCGACTTCTTCGGTAAAGACATCCTGACCGCCGCGCTTTTCCTTGGAATGCTGCGCTTCTCGGGGATTCTCAAGGTCATCACCACGGGCGTGAGCGGCCTGATCGGACTCGCTGGAAGATTGCTGCCGGCGTTTACTCCAGCATTTGCCGGAATCGGCGCTGCCGCCGCTGCCGTTGCAACCAAGGTAGGCCTGATTGGTGCAGCGTTCCTTGCTGCTTGGAAAGCTGGCGAATGGATCGGTGGCAAGCTGGCCGAGCCTTTTGTCGAGGCGGAGAACAAAATTCAGGACACTATCGCCGCGACGATGAAAGCGCGGGATCAAGCTTATCTCCGAGATAAGCTGGCCAAGGCTAGCCTCGATGAGCGTATCGGAATCCTCCAGAACATGGGGATCAACACGTACGGCCGGAAAACCCGTGCCCAAGAGGCGGCAGAAACCAAGGCAGCTGCTGACAAGTACCGCTCTCAGTACATCATCGTTGGTCGCGACAATCCGTCGGATGCGGATGTCGTTCGCGGTGGCCGTGCTTTGGATCGCCACCCCGGCAAAACCTTCAACGTCAATCTTAGCCTTGGCGGCAAGTCCGGCACTCTCTATGGCGGCCCCGAGTCCGAAAGCTTGGTCTCCGAACTGGAACGCGCGAGCCGCATGGGAGGCAACTACTGATGTCGCAGCACGTATCCCCCAGCACTCTCATCTGCACCGATCTCGCGCTCGGATATCAATCGGGCTTCGACCTGTCGGTCGACATGAAACCAATACCTATGTCGGCGGACATGCGGCGCACCTGGAACGGTCGGCTCCTAAATTTGGCCGACGCTGCGTTTCGCTTGTACGAAGTCCGCATAGCATCTGGCGAAGGAGAAATCCGTGCGCCAGCTCTGTCGCGCCTGTGGCCTGGAACCGAATTTCAGCTCGTGCCGCCGTCTGAGCTCGGCGACACGATCGCTGCCGGCGGCACGAATCGCACGCTCCAGCGTACTCCGTATATCGATAGCATCAGGGTCTACGACCTCGCCTTCAACGCGCTGCCGTTCACTGTCGCGGGCAAGGTGCTGACGCTCACGTCGCCGGCTGCGACAGCCGTGCGCATCTATTACAGACCGATCCTCAACCTGATGGTCACCGAGCCGTGGTCAATCAATACGAGGGCTTCGCGCGCCGAGGTGTCCTGGGAACTCGTCTCCGAAGAAGTTGGAGGTGTTGCATGATCTATCTTGCTTGGCTCACCGCCTGGAACATGCCGTTCGATCCTGCCGTTCATGCAACCGAGGCCTATGAGGCTTTCTCCGGGACCGTCGTCGACCGGGAGGATGGCGAGGTCATCACCCCTTATTTCTCGGTTGTGATCCGCAATCCGGGGATAGCCGGCATCGCTGGACAACCCGAGCGCTACGCTGTCCTATCCGAGAAGGCAGAGGGTGATACGGTTCCCGTCGAGCTGGCGCGCGGTCGCCTCACGGCGCTGCCGACGAACCTCGGCGCGAAGGACTGCACTCTCGAGTTCCTATGTGTCCCGCCCGCGGAAGACGATGTTCTCCGCGCGGCCGCCGATGCACTGCGCGTCGGCGAGGTTGACTATGATCCGGACGCTCCGCTTGCCGAGCGTGAAGCGGCAGAAATGTACGACCCCCTGTATTTCGACGCCGACGCCAGCGAAGACCCGGCGACCGTTCTCCTAGCTCGTCGACAGCTTTGGCGCTGGGATCGTAAGACATTGGTGCCGAGCCTCGTGCATCTGACGAATGGCGTCGTTGAACACCAGGTGCACAACATCCTCGAAGGTAGTTTGTCGCTCAAGGTAACAACTCCTCCAAAGTCCATCACGAAACTGAGGGTAGTCGCATCCTGGACGCAGTACGCCAAGGACGCCCAGGTTTCCAACCACATCGGCTCGTTCAACACGTTTTCGTATGAGGACATTCTGTCCGCCATTCCTAAACCGGGAGACAGCATCGGTGCTGACACAGGTTGGTATTTCGACAGCTTTGAGGTGACGTCCGTGTCCAACGTAGCCACCTTTAAGGTCAAGGCAAACTCCCCTGAATACGGCGACGCGAAGGGCGGCTATCTTGAACTGCGCCCGAAGCTGATCTCGTACTCGTGGCGGGCTGCATACGAATATCAGCAGGCCCGCGAGGAAATCATCGACATCGCAATGCCCGCGGCAATTCAGCCTGTGCTGGGCGACAACAAGACCGAGACGGTTGAGGTCTTGACTCTCGGTCAGCTCAACCTCGACCTGACGACGCCTGAGTGGGAGTTCGAGGACCCCGATACGTTCGAAGTAATTCATTACAACGTCGGAGACCGTCGCCAAGCCAACGGCCGATGCTACGTTTGTGCGACGGAGCACGATGCGCAAGACCCCTTCATGACAGTCGACCAGAACGATGATCAGATCGTCCTCTGGGAGTTGACGACGAAAAACTCGGCGATCCGGGACATGCGGACTGCGCGGTTTTCGGAACTGACCCGGGGAGTTCGCACCATCCGGTACGCAATCCGTCGGCTCGACCGCCAGGTCTGCATACGCAGCCGGGCGGCGGAGATCAGCTTTGAGGTTCCTTGGGCAACGGCCAAAGCTATGACTACTGCCGATACCGTACGCGTTGCGCATCGCATCATCCCCGGAGGCGAGGCTGTCGGCAAGATTACATCCATCGAACTGCGGATCGACGGTAATAGCCGCGTCGGCCGAGTGACAATTCTCGCTCCGATCGGTGACGGTTCGGCCATTCCGGTTCCAAGCGTCGGTCAGCAGTCGGCAGGCGACGTCGTCTATTCCGTGAGTTACGGCCGGGTAAACGAACCCGTGAACGCTCTGGCGCTCGGAGGTTTGGCACCGTACGTCGATAACATCATCAACGATGCTGACGACCAGAAAGCGGCAGCCAATTTGGCGAGTTTTGCCGATCTCGATCCGATGGCCGCCGTCAACAGCCTGCCGACGCAGTATCACATCGGCTTCCCGACGCTCAGGGAGGAAGACTTGCTACGCCGTCGTGTCTCGGTGACGTGCCTACCGACCCACATTCCAAAAGGGATTGATATCGCCCCGCATCTCGGAGAACCCTAATGTCCTCGCAATTTCTTCTCACCACCAAGATGATCAAGGCGGGACTTCAGAAATGGGCGGCTCGCCAACCAAACCGCGCGCATTACGACAGCCGGGGGCGGCGAGACAGCGCGCAGACGACGGGTCTCATTATCGGCAGTCAGACGCCAGTGGATTGCTCGTATTGCATTGTTGCGACGGAGATCAGCTACACGCCGCCTGCGCCGGCGGAATAAGCTTTGTCGGCGCGTCGAATCTTGCAGCCTCATATGCCCGAATGGTCGCAGGCCCTCCCTCACCGAGAATGCAATGACCACGCCCGACAATACCTACATCCTCAGCCAGCTTTCGGCCCTCCAGAAGACTCAAATGGAAATCGTCACGAAGCTGGCGACAATCGAGGCCAACATCGCCATCCACTCGGACATCCGGGCGCGCGTAGAAGCACTCGAGAAGCTCGACGCCAAGCGTGGCGGCGTCCTGTCGGCGATCGCCGCCATTGCCGGAACCGTGTCGGCGATCGTTGTCACCGTCCTCGCAGCATGGGTTAGATCGTCCCTGCACATCGGAAGCTAATGAAAAGTCCGCCGGCGGAATTTGCATCGGCGAAATCGCCGACACACGGTCTCTCTGTCACGGGAGACATCACATATGCATAAAAACACTACGGTCGCAGACCGCGCATCCAAGATTGCTGACCTTAAAATTCAAGACCTCGGTCGCAGGGTTATCGCCGAACGGCTCGGCTGCTCCGAAAAGCAAGCCCGATCGGCGTTGGAATATCTCCGAAGTCGGGCGGCGGAAGAACCGCCCAAGTCAGAGAAGCTCAAGCCCGCACGCATCTCGTCGATCGCCGAAATCTCGGCCGACATCACACCCGGTAAAGTCCACCGCTTCCTTCTTACGTCCGCGCAGGACGACACGCCGGTATTCAAGCCCTTCCTCAAAAACCTCCACGCCTACGCCGCCCATCTCAATGCGCCACTTCTTATCGCAGGCTACACGTATCAGAAGGGCCTCTTTGAAGACCACGCCTCGGCGACGGCCGTCTTCGATCCCGAACTTCGGGAGTATATGGTCTATGACCGCATCCGATTGTCGGACGATCTCCTCTTCATCGCCGATGCGAACGTCCTGCCGACGGCGGCAAATCCCCTGAATGGTTGGCAGACCACCAATGGCGGCCGCCACGTCGTCGTGCCACATGCCCGGGTAGCGTTGGAGAGCATCCCGCGCATGCTCGACCAGAAGCCGCGCTACGCCATCTCTACCGGCTGCTGCACCATTCCATCATACGCCCCTCGTGCGGCCGGCAGAAAAGCGATCCAGCATCACACCTATGGAGCGCTGCTCGTCGAGATCGATACCGATGGCGAAATCTTCTTCGGCCAGCTCGTCGCCGACGAGCGCGGCAGCTTCCAGGACCTAGACGTCCTGGTTTCAGACGGCGCGGTGAAGTCCGGGTATCGTGCCTCAACGATCGCTTGGGGCGACATCCACCACGACCAGCTCGATCAAGCCATAGCGATGGCGTCCTGGGGTTACGACCGGGCGAACCTCCGTTTCGTTGATGCTCCGAACCTCCTCGACCGCCTGAAACCGTTCGGGTCCTTCCTGCACGACACGCTCGATTTCAGGTGGCGCAACCACCACAACATCCACGATCCCATCGCCATGTCCCGGATGGCTGCGCGCGGCACGGTTTCGGTTGAGCGCGAGATCGCCGAAGCGGTCGCTTTCGCGAACGGCGTCCGTCGGCCGTGGTGCAACACTATCGTCGTCGAGTCGAACCATGACTCCGCCATAGCAAAGTGGCTGCGAGGCGACGAGGGACGGTACGATCCCGAAAACGCCCACACCTGGCACCGCCTAAACGCCGACTGGCATGAGTCGGTCCGTGCCGCCAACGACAACTTCAACATCACCGAATACGCTTTTCGCCGCTTCGGCCTTGCGGAGGACGTTCAGTTCTCTCCAGCAGGAGGCAGCATCGTCGTTTCCGAGGTCGAGCACGGCCTTCATGGCGATCTCGGCATCGGCGGCAGCCGCGGAAGTCCGCTCCAGTATCGGCGCTTCGGGCGGCGAGTAACATCTGCCCACACGCACGCTCCACGGATCGCCGACGGCTCCTACGTGGCAGGGGTCAGCGCCAAGCTCTGCCAGGGGTACAATATCGGGCCGACCACTTGGGCGCATGCTCATGTAGTCCTATATCCGAACGGGAACAGGGCGATGGTCCTAATGGCAGCGGATGGAAGGTATCGGGCAGTCGGCTGACCTCAGGCGATATTTTTGATGAGTTCATCGAACCGCTTTCCAAGCTCGAACGAGCGGGAAGTGTAGCCGACGAGAACGTCGTCAGCCGATTCCAGGGCAACGAGCAGAATTTCCCGTGCGCGCTCCTTGTTAACTTCAGTCGCAGGAGCACGAACACCATGCTCGTCGGCATGGACGTACAGCGCGATCTCACGCAGTTCCTTGAGCTTTCCGGTCATTGCCTCGTCAATCAGGCGTTCACACACCTTATCGCCGAGGATGCCAGGCAGACGGCCCATGAACGTCGTCGGACGGACCGACATGATGTGCTTTTCCGCGTGAGACCGCATCGGGTCGATGCCCTTTTTCTTTTGACCATCGCCACCACGGGCCCGATACCCGAGAAGCTCGGCCTTCGCGGTTTCTTCAAGCGCAGAGATCGCAACGAACACGCACGTTCCGAATGAGCCGCGCTGATAGCTTGCGTATGCGTCCTCGAGAAGGACAGCGACATGATCTGCGGCGATATTGAAGGCTTCCACGACATCCGTCCCGCCAATAGTGCCGCCCCATGCGATCGCCTTCTCGATCGTCTCGAAGAATATCCTGTCGTGTTCGGTCATTGTCACCAAATCTCCTGATGGCTCCCGAAATCACTATGTCAATTTCGCCGGCCGGCCAATAATCGGGTATTCACAAGAGTACCCCTCCGATGCGCCGCATCGACACTATTGCCGTTCACTGTACCGCAACTCCCGAAGGCAAAGACTACAGCATCGACACGATCCGAGGCTGGCATAAGAGCCTCGGCTGGAGCGACATCGGCTATCACTTCATCATCCACCCGTCCGGCAAGGTGTCTCCCGGTCGCCTCGTAGAGAAGGCCGGGGCGCATGTCGCTGGACACAATGCGACCTCGATCGGGATTTCGTACATCGGCGGCGTCGCTGCCGATGGAAAGACTGCCAAGGACACCAGGACTCCAGCGCAGAAGGCTGCGCTCCGCAGTCTAATTTTCGACCTCGTGACACGGTTCCCGGCGATCCGCACGATCAAGGGTCACCGTGATTTCAGTCCTGACAAGGACGGAGACGGGAAGATCACGGCTCGAGAATGGCTCAAGGCCTGCCCATGCTTCGATGCGGTCCCAGAGTACGCCGACCTCGTGAGGGGGCGCTGACATGGGAGCGTGGAGACCACTCAAGGCATCGCCCTACAGCAGTCCGGCAATCGACCGGATGAAGGAAGCTCTCGCCATCGCCATCGCCGAGCGGCTTGAGGAAGACCCGGCGGCCGAAGACGTCGTCAAGAAGTGCATCAGGTCCGCCCGTTCCGCAGTCCTTCGCGACTTCCGAGAGGGAAACGGCACGCTTTACGGTATGACCCGTCTCGCCCAGACCGCCGAGGCTCTCGGCCTGAGACCCGAACTCACGTTCCGGAGGGCGTCATGACCTCGAAATCAAAGACGTCCACTCGCACGTTTTCGAAGCGCCTGACAGCCTGGTCTCTTTTTGGGGTTTTCGGCTTGTCGTTCTACGGCATTTCCGTCGGATATCCCCGTCTCGCGGAACTCATCACCGTCGTAGGCAGCGCCGCCGTTGCGCACCTGGTTCTGTACATGGGCGTCGGTCACCTCGACATGCGCTCATTGATCGCCCAAGGGCTCCTCGACCTCCGTCGAAAGGGAGGAAAGCCCGATGTTTGACTTCGGTTTCAAGGGCTACGCCACCCTCGCCATTGTCGCCGTCCTCGGTCTAAGCGCCGGCTATGTCGCTGTTCGGTACTTTGCGATGTCATCAGAGCTATCGGAAGTTAAGGCCACTCTGGTGCAACAAGAAGCCGAAAATGCCCGTCTGGTGGACATTTCTAATCGGAATGCCGAGGCGGCGAAGCGAGCGGACGAGGATCGTCGCGCTGCCGTCGAGGCGCTCGAGTTCGTCCAGTACGGTCTCGAGGTCAATTCGAAGACGTCGAGACTGGCGGAGGTAGCGATCGAGGCTGCGACGGAAGCGGAAGACGGCCCTGTTGCCACGGTCCTCGAGCGACTACGGGCGTCCAGGTTCGGAGGGTCGAAATGAGACCTGCCGATGCCTACCTTCGGGTGCTGAACGCCGCCGTCTTTATCAGTCTGCTCCTGCTCATCACAGGCTGCTCTACCACCAAGACCATCACAGTGACGGAAGTCGTCGAACGCAAGATCGAAGTCCCAAGAAGCCTGCTGACGTGCGCCGACGAGCCGATTGCCGGAACCGTATGGGTCTCGCAGAAGGACGTCGGACGCTACATGGTGAAACTGGCCGAGGCCGGAGAAGACTGCCGCCTCAAGCTTGCGACCGTGAAGCGCCTCGTTCACGCCAGGTAATTTCCGCCGGCGGACTTGTGCCCGGCGAAGGCCGGCCACACTATGAATCCAGGCGATCACCGCACGATGTTTCCCGACAAATGCCTCGATCGCTGAAACATGTTGGCTGAGCCCCGGGGTCTCCTTTCCCCGGGGCTTTTTTTTAGTCGAGACCCAGTTCCTGTCTCCGAGCCAGATGCTCCGGCGACCCGCGCCAGAAGTAGTCCGCCGGCAGCTTGTATCTTTCAGTCGGCGACGACGGATCACGAAACAGGAACGCTGGGCGCGCGGGTCCCTCGAATACCGTGCCGTCTTCGCGGCGGCGCAGGACGACGATACGGCTCTTGATGCCCACCTCGGGCCGAGGTTGCGGAAGGGCCGTCTGACGAGGGATGTCGAGATCGGCGAATGGGCGTCGGCGGGCGAATGGTAGTGTCATAGTCAGCTCCTTTTTTGTCGGCCTGACTACGATGTTGTGACCAGCGGGGACCTGGTGCAACTCGCCGCCGGTTTGTCGCTTGCGGCCGCAGACACAACTATTTCCGTGCAACAACAGCAAGGGAGACATCACACATGTTGAGAGCAATCGCAAATGCCTTGGCCAGCCTCTGGCGCGGGACACTGGGCGTCATCCGGTGGACGGAACAGCTTGTGCGCTGGCCGTTCAGCCTTGTGTTCGGTTCGGGCGGAGGCGCGATGCCTGGCCCGGAGTACAAGCCGAGCCTAAGCAGCACCGAATTGCTCGACGAGTTCGATGAGGCGCGCGCTCGCCAGGCGGCTGTGCACGATCTGGACCGCGACGGCATCTCGACAGTTCTGCGGTACGCTAAAGCACTCCCTGAAGCACGTCCGACGATGGACCTCTCGGGGCTTAACGAAGACCTCAGAACAACTCTTCTGACGATGGACGAGCATGAGCTCAGGGCACTCGTCCAGGCGGGGATCGGAGCGGTTCGGAAGTTTGTCGCAGGTCAGGGACACGGGGTTCTCGGAGTCCCGGTAGTCGGATCGGTCAAGCACATCGCTTCGCCGCAGGAGCTGTCGGCGGAGGATAAGTGGAAGGTTCGCGCCTTGATGCTCAAGGCCAAAGGCGGATCAGCGGAATTCAAACTCGCCCGATAACGAAAAGCCCGCCGAAATGGCGGACTTTATCGTTTCAGGTCGTCGTTTCCCTCCGGCGGACCATCTCGCTCGAGCAGTTCGAGCATAACCGGATGCATTTCGGGGTGCTCATACGCGAGATCGCCGTAGTGCTGACGAATACGCTGCCAGTCGTCCTCAGAAATGTCCGTCATCATGCGCGACCACGGTTTTTAAGAAAGTTGATGACATCTTGGCGCTGCTGGCAGGCTGCGCGCAGGCGCTTGTTCTCACCTTCCAATTTGGCAATCGTTTCGAGCGCCGCCCGGGCCATCGCTTGCATCTGTTCCGCGTGGCTGATCGCTGTGTCGAGCGCGTTATTATAGCGCGCCTGGTAACGAGCCTCCCGCGCGGCGTCGAGAGCGTCTCCGATGGCAGAGGCAAGGCCAACGGTACCGGCAGCAATGACTGCCATGCCTGCCGCGTTGCCGAGGACCGCGCCATATGCAGGATTACCAAAGCTAGCCATGTCATGCCTCCGTTGCCTGTTCTGACGTCATCTATGCCGGGCACGTCGGACTCCGGCAAGTCGACCTATTTGCTTTTAGCGATCGATCAGTTAACGGGCGACGCAGCTGAAGTCAGGACCCGAATCGGCGGCCGTCCTCGTCGGGACTGCGTGGGCGATCTACTCAGCGCTGTAATCGCTCACCTTTTGATCTTGCCTGTGCAGAGGGTGTTTCCACGCTTGTTGCCGCATGCCGTGCAGCGGAGCCTTGGCATGAGAGACACGAGGATCACGCTCCTACCAAAGCGTCGACCGATGTCACTGCGGTCAAGCCAGCCCTGGTGTCTGCACTTAGAACATCTGCCCCCGAGTAGATACCATTCCTCGAGCTCCGAGAGCCTGAGGCCGTGTTCTGGATTCCGATGCGAGCTTCGTTCGGCCGCTCCCGCCGCATGGGCGGCCGAACCCGAGAGGGGGCGGCGGGTCCGGGGCGGTTTCGCAGGACATCCGATACCTGCCATTCAAGTGGACTAGGGTCTTCCCTGGTCGCTCTCGCAGTGCCGCTTTGTATGCCGCTACCGATACCTGAAAATCTGTGGCTCTACCGATCGTTTCGATTAGCTCGCCGCCTGCCTCTGGGGCGGTCGTCCATACTTCCACGCTGTAGATGTGTTCAATCGCTAGCCACTGATCCAGCGGCATCGCCGCGCGCTGCGCAGATGCCAAGTCGATACTGCGTCGGCGTTTCATGTCGATAATCGAGCGCTAGGAATTTGTTCCCGTTTTGTACTTATTTCATGACGAGTCAAGGTGTCGTGAAAACCTGGCCAAGCTTCCCACCTAGCTTAGCCTCGAAATCCGGGAGCGTCGTAGGCGTTCCCGAGGTGAGTGCGTCTACGGCTCGATCGAGGGTCGTGAAGATCGTCTGATCGATGACAAGCTTCGCTTTGCCCGTTCCCGGCTGAACATCGAAGCGGACTACTACCCACACGATATCGCAGTTCGAAATGTGGTCTTCTTTCTTCATCTCCGACATCGACTCGAGGAACGGCTTGTCGATAACGACGACCATTTTCTTCCCCCAACGCCTCAACGTGGGAACCTTGATCATCAATTGCGGCATGAGCCGCTTGGGACCGCTGGATCGGAAGTCTGGTCGACGGGCCGCGCCAGGCATTGGCGTCCCGTTGGCGGTGTCTGCGAGGTCGCGGATTACAGCGAGGTCCTTGCCCATCTCGCCGCCTGAGAAATACACCGCCTGCATTTCGACGGCGCACCATTTCTCTTTATCGTTGGGATCGACGAACACCAGATCGATCCTCCCCACGTCTTCACGGGCCGATTCGGCAGCAGCCGCCTCGGTGCCTTCTGCCCCTTCCTTAGCCTCGGCTTCTTCCTCCTCCAAAGCAGCGTCTGCTTCGGCATCGCCAGCGACCCCACTCTTGGGACGCATAAGGAATGCGATCTCCTTCGCAAACAGCGGGCTCTCAGTGTTGAGCACTGTCTTAGCGATGTGCTGAACGATCACGCCGTCTTCGAGAAAGCGGTTGGGGCACGTGGCTGTGATGGGACCGAACGTAATGTCGTCACCGGGAATGACGGCTTCATGGAAGTTTCGGAGAGAGCAGATGCCGCCCTTCTTGTTGCAATGGAGCTTCCCACTTTTCGGCCCGAGCGCGGGCACCTGTGCGAAGTACGGACAGATGACCGTCGTGAACTTGGTGTTGGCATAGGCCTTTTTCTTCAGCGTCGGCAGGTCGGCATAGAGATCGCCGTACCATTCGCCGATTCCGTAGAACTGCTTTTTTTTCTTCGCCGACTTTGCCATCAAGCGACCGCCTGGCGGCGGCCTTTGGATTCAGCGGCTCCGTCGGCCTCGAGAAGAGCCTCTGCGACAGCTCGACCGAGGAGCGGGGGCACTGCGTTGCCAACTTGAACATATTGCTCAGTCCTCGAGCCCTGGAACTCAAAAGAATCTGGGAAGGATTGGAGGCGGGCGGCCTCACGCACGGTGATGGCACGGTCCTGCTCTGGATGGATGTAGGCACCCCAATGAACGTCGCATTTCGTGAGGATCGTGCACGCAAGATCGGACTTGCGGGGCCGACCGTATCGCTTGGTGTGATCAGACCGCTTCGCGCGCTTCATGCCTTCCGGAAGAAGATCGAATGGGATGTCGCGCCACGAGCCGCCCGCGGGGATGTGTTGCATGCGCTTGAGATTGATGTCGCCGAGCTTGGGGGCCGAGTGATTGTTCACATGCTTCCGGTTTCCACGCAGCTCGAGCTGATATGCGTTCTGCGGGGCTGAGGCGTATTTCAGGAGGTCGTCCTTCGATCCGTTCTCTACGGCCGGCAGGTCGCCGATAGCATCCCAGATGGTGACAAGCGGCTTGTTATGCGGGTCACGGCCATGCGTCGGCTCGGGGAACTTGATTGTTGCCCCGATTCGGTTGGCAATGAAGAAAATGCGGCGGCGCTCCTGCGGAACACCGTACTCCTCGGCTTTGAGGATTTTGTACTCTACGTGATAGCCGAGTTCTTTCATTCCGGCCTGGATTTCGCGAATGATACCGCCATCGGCAATGGACGTCAGTCCTGCGACGTTCTCCATTACTAGCCACCGCGGCTTTAGGCCCTTCACGATGCGCAAATACTCTTTGAATAGCCCCGCACGCGGGTCATCGACACCGCGCTGGTGATTGTAGACGGAATAGCCCTGACACGGCGGTCCTCCAACCAAGACGTCGAGTTCGCCCGGCTTCAAACCTGTTACAGCAAGGAGATGGTCAACGGTCAGGTCCTGAATTCTTCCGCCAATGAACGTTGCCTCGGGATGGGTAGCGGCAAAGGTCTTGCCAGCGGTATCGTCGAAATCGGAGCCTGCAAGCACGCGGAATCCAGCCTGCCTAAAGCCTTCGCTCAGGCCTCCAGCACCACAAAACAAATCGACGACCGTGCCAGCACGCGTCATACTCCGACCTCCGAATCTAACCCGTCGCTCTCTTAGTACAAAACAAGAACGTTAACAAAGAACCCTATAGCAAGTTCTGATTCCCCGGAAGATGCATTCGGATTTTGTCCAACGTTGGAATCCAGCCCGGCGCAAGGCCCGAGGTCTTGGGGCTTCATTCCAGGAACTGGCGTATCTTTACCTCGGTCGCCGTGGCGTCTTTCAATTCACACTCCCAAAGGACCAGCACCTCCCATCCAAGGTTTTGCATTTCTCTAAGGTTCCGTTCGTCCCTGGCGATGTTGCGCTCGAGTTTAGGCCCCCAGTACTCGGTGTTGGACTTTGCCGGTCGCGCGCGCTTGCAAGTCGGATCGTAACGCAAGTGGGCATGCCAGTAACACCCGCGGACCTCGATGATCTTCCTCTTCGGCCCGAAGGTGAGGTCGGGTTTGCCGGGAAGGTCCTTGCGGTGCAGCCGATAGCGATATCCCATCGAGTGGACCAAGCGGCGGACAAGCATCTCCGGCTGGGTGTCCTTGGACCGAATTCGTGACATCGTCCGGCTACGGTGTTCAGTCGTTTCAGCCATGAGAAATTAACGCGATTCCATTCATAAGAGTGCTGGACGAAGATAAGGACCGGGGCCTCGTATGACCAGCAGCGGCAAAACATATCGACGGTACACGAACCTGGCCGCCGCCATTCACATGTTGCAGACCAAGCAGATTACCCTGCTCAGCCCGGAGAAATGGGACGACGGCAATGATCGGCATTTCATGGAGGTCTATCAGAAGCGCCGGGAAGTCGACACGCTGCTGGCCATTTGTCTCGCTAAGGACTCCGACACTTACGGACACTGGCGTGTATTCTCGCCGAACACAGATGGCGTGTGTGTCGTCTTACGTAAGGACCTATTGATCGCCTCGTTCGATGGGGTGGAGGGGATACGGCATCGTGGGGTCCAGTATGAGCAGCTCGCGAGGCTTGAGAGCATGCTCCCGAAAACGTCGGATTTGCCATTCCTGAAGAGGTGGCCGTACAAGCCCGAAGGTGAGTATCGGGTCATCTATGAGAACAAGGCCGAGAAAGTCTCCGCCAAGAGCTTCCCGCTGCCATCAGGATGCATCAAGCAGGTCATTCTAAGCCCATGGATGCCGGAACCGCTCGTGGGATCGGTAATCAAAACGTTAAAGTCCATCCCAGGCAGCCACGACATCCCGATGTTTCAGAGTACGCTGATCAAGAATAAGCAATGGACAGACTTCGCAGACAGAGCGGTGGGCAATGAGTGACAGACAACCATTCGAACAGGTAACGGCTGGCCTTGAAACGAAATCTGACAAGATCAGAGCGCTGGCGCGCGCGGGATATCTCCGGACTGAGATCAGCGCGCTTCTCGGCATCCGCTATCAGCATGTCAGGAAGGTTCTCATCGATGCGGGGATTAGCGAAGGCCTTCAGCGTGAGGTCCAGCTTGAACGGGAACCAGTGTCCGTCGCGATCGACGATGAATCGGAGACCCCTACGACTCAGGCGACGTCGTGGGAGGTCCTGCTGCGGGGCGGATTCCTATTCCTGGGAGAGTGGCAGCCTGGCGATGACGGTTTCGTCCTCGATGCTCGAGCGCCTACCGACGGGGGCGTATACGCCTTTGTCGTGGATGACTTTGTGAAGTATGTGGGCCTGACTCAGCGAGGCCTCCGGGCTCGGCTCGACGCCTACCGGCGGGGCGATGAACGACAGAGAACGAACGCGAGAGTCAAAACACTGATCATGGAAGCTCTCTCCAGCGGAAAACGGGTCAAGGTGCTGATCGCCGTGCCGGATGCGCAATGCTGGGGAGGATTGCCAGTCAACACGGCCGCTGGCCTTGAAGCCGGCCTGATCGCCAAAATCCAACCGCCATGGAACATCCTCGGCGTCGGTTGAGAACTGCGAGGAGCAGATGGAGGTCAAGGTGATCGTCAGTCGAGCCGTTTGCAGGATGCCGGCCAAACGACGAGATTCGGTTTCTCCTCGACGGTGTCGAAAAGGTTGAATGCCATATTCTCGTCGAGCCATCCGGCAGTGCCGTGCTCCCAGTCCATGTAGAGCGTGTAGTTGCTTCGGTCACTGATATCCCATGTGGTTCCAATCTCGCCGAAGTGCATGCGGTAGATCGAGCGCTGCTCGACAGCCGTGCGCTCGACATGTGAAAGATACCAAGTTTCGATCTTGCCAGTCTCTTTGTCGAACAAGGTAATATCGACCACCTTAGAAGGCGTTGCGCCCTCATCGACACCATTGATGTTGAGGATATGTGGATACTTTTCGTCATCAACTTCAAACGACATCAACTTTTGGGAGCGGTCGTGCCGATCAGCAACAAAGCATTCAGCGCGCTTGGCTTCGGCAGCCTGTGAAAATCCGCCCACGATCAATGCCGCAATCAGTATCCGCCTCATCAGCTCCCCCACAGACATCAGAGCGACATCTGAGGCGGGCAACTCTACCGTGTCAATCCCATCTCCTCGTCGCCGGTTACATGCCGGACGAGGCGCTTGTCCTTGAGTATCAGGTCAGCAAGTTCGGCATCCCCATTTAGGACCGCGAAGAGCTGCTCAAGATCGGGCTTCAGAAGATCGAACGCGAAGATCGCCGACGTTCCAGGCTCGTAGCCGTCCTCCAGCCGAATTTCCGATCGAACCTGCCGGAGCGTCTCAGCAACCTTCTCGATCGAAGAGGCGAACCCGTTTAACGCGCCGCCTTCGTTGACCTGGTATGCGTACACCGTGATCGACATTCTTCGCCTCCATAACCTGAACGACGACAGGATTGCCGCATGAAGTCCCGGTTGTCGATTGTGGAATCCTACAACCCTGTCTTACTGGTCGTCGTCACGCAGTCTCGGTTCGAGGTCGGCCAGGTACGCCGACCGTGAGGCCTGTAACTCAAGCCAGAATTCCAACTCGTCAGCGTGAACAGTCTTCAGGAACTCGATCTGCTCTGACGGGGAGCAGTCGAGGAAAGCTTCGTACTTTTTGAGATCGCGGACACGGAAGCCGGGGCCAGTAGGCATCGACTTGATACGCAGGCCGTCGTTGATGACGCGGTGAAACTCATCGAAGTCATCGTTGATCTGCCGCATCAGTTGATCTCGGTCGTCGCTCATCGGCGCGATCCTCCCGGAAATCCGGGGTTGTTTGTCAAGCACGCAGCGGCACCTATATCGACACAGCTATAAGAGTTTCTGTCAGAATTTCTGTCAGGATCGCCAATTTCGGAACTGAAAACGCTTCGTAAAATTCGGGAAAAAGCGTTTAAAATCAAGCTGGTCGGAGTGGAGTGATTCGAACACTCGACCCCCACGTCCCGAACGTGGTGCGCTACCAGACTGCGCTACACTCCGTGACCAGCGGCGCTTCTATAAACTAGCGATTTTAATTCCACAAGCTGTGCGCACGAAAAAATTACTACAGTTCGTTTGTTGCCCAATCAATCTCGCAGAACGCCCTAAAAGAAAGCCGTTGCAAAAAAGCGGCGTGGAGAAATTTTGATGACTCGGGTGCTGCTGCGGCTCACGGTGCCTGTCCAAATCTGTTACTTCGAGGTCGGAAGGCCACAAGTCTACGGCCGTAATAATATGAGGACTTCTGACACAATGAACCGCCACGCCGCAACTATAATGATTTTCGCCATTACCCTTTCCGCCTGTACCACGGTTAGTCGGACTGCCAGCAATCCAGTCGAGGCGCGTTGGGTGGGGCGGTCAGCAGGCGAATTCTTCGCGAAATATAGTCCTCCAATCAGCGACAGCACTGAAGGCTCCACGACAGTCTATAACTGGCGCGGCGGCTACAACCGGATTAAGCAACAGAATGGACGGTCGACCAGCGTTAGTTGTTCCGCAAAAATCATTGTGTCGGACAATTACATCATCCGCGACATTACCATTGTCTCGGATCGTCCGGGAGCGACCAGCTCAAGCTATTGTACTGAGCTTCTGGCGAATGGTGGAGTGTGATAGGCTTTTCCCGTATGAGAGAAAGATATGCGGATGGGGCGCCGCCCCCTCGCCGCCTGTAGATTCCGATTTACCGAACGGCGTTCCAATCAAAAGCCGGACACGATTGGAACCCCGCCCGATTTCATTGGAATACGCACGCCGCCCACGGAATAGCCACCGATCTGGCTGTAGTCTCGAGAACTCCAGCCACTACGCACACTACACGTTGAAGCGTGTTCCGCCTGATTTCAATTAAAACGCAAGATCATGTCCCAAGACGTCGTTTAGCGTAGACGACCACGGCTTATCCCAGAGGGCCGGATGAGTGTCAGCTTGCAGCTGGCAGGCTGATGAGCGGATCATCGCTCATCGTGGCGATGGTTTCCAGTGTCATGTAGCGGGATCGATGAACGGCCCACTCGTGATTCTGCTCGAGCAGCAATGCACCGGTCCGCAGGGAGATCGGAAGGCTTCGATACCATGAAGCCATACGATCATATTCTCACAATACTTTCAATGAAGTAATGCTATCCGACCTTCGTCGGACGAAAGGTTTCCTGCGGATAGCACCAATCAATTCCGGACAACAAATAAGGAAGGTACGCAGGCGATAGCGCGATCGCACCGCCTTCCGCAGACGGTCAGACGAACCGGCCGCGATCCAATCTTTTGTAAAAAGGCAGCTCCCCTGGCGTCACTCCAGATCACTTTTATCAGCGATCCGCTACGACCGCGAAACACAAAAAGATTGCCGTCCAGAGGGTTCTGTAGTGTAACCATCCGGTCAGGACCGCAGTAGCCGAGGCTTTTTGCGATTTCGTTCTGCGACGGGCTTCGATGCCGGGTTGGCGACTCCGCGAAGATTGCGGATAATCTGTTGAAGGTTTTCGATACCCACCTCGGTAAACAAGACAATGTGCTCGCTGAGCTCTGAGGCTGGATAGTCGTCATATGCGGACAAGCAGCCATCTTCGGAGAACATCTCAATCGAACATTC